GAAGAACTTGGAAGTTCTTTATTACAACGACAATCAGATATAGCAGCACAAAGAGCTAAAGAAGCTAAAAAGAATAGAAAGTTTCAACAAGCTATAGGTTTATTAACAGCAGGTCAAGCTGTTTTTAAAAATGCTGTTCAAAAAAGATTAAAAGAAGCAGACGATGAACTATCTTTTAATTTACAAGATAATGCTGAACAATCTCAACAAATAAAAACTTTAGGTAGAATAGGTGCAAACATGCCAGACAAAGCATGGTTTGCAGAAAGAAAAGATATGGATGTGAATACTCTAACTAAAGAAATAATGGAAGATAATAGATATGGTAAAAATTTACAACAAAATTTAGCTCCTGTTATTGATGCAGCTATTAAACAAGGCATACCTGAAGAAGAATATCCTTTGTTTAAAAAAGGCACATCTGAATATGATACAACTTTTCAACTTGGAATGCATAACTTAATTAGTAATTATGTTTCTCCTTATGTTGATTCAAAAGGTAATAAAACAGGTAAACGTAATTTTGAAATGTACGAAATTGAATTAAGAAAGTTATTAAATGCAAGAGATTTAGATTCTGCAAAATTATATGAACAAGCTATAGCTATTACACCGGGTCGTTTAAATCAAGTTGAAAAAAGATATTATGCTAGATTAAAAGATGAATATGCTAATAGAGGATATATTGAAAGTTTTAAAGATATATTTAGAAAAGTAGGTAGAAGACAAGAACAACAAGGAAAATTAAATATATTTAGAGGTATAGAAAATACAGATGTTTATGGTTCTAATATAAATGATATCTTAACAACTTTAAATATTGAAGGTCCTTTAATTACTTCTATAGATAAATCATTAGCTCAATATAGAGGAAGTGCTACTCAAGCTTTAGTTAGTGCTAAAGCAGACCCTGATTTAATAGCAAGAAGTTCTTTAGCTATTGATTCTTTTGGTAGAAATTTAGGTAATAAAAAATTATATAATTCTGATAATACTTTAAAAATGTCTGAACGTGGGTCTTGGTCTTGGGGAAGATTTATGACAGATATTAATAAAGATGAAGCTCAAAAACAAGCCTTTGCAAAAGACGTAGCTGGTTTAACTAACGCATTCCAAGATGATACAGACTTTGCTTTAGCTGCTTTTACTTCTTCATTAGAAGATAGAGGCGAAGAAGTAACCGATGATATGGTACAAGAATTTTATCAAAAAATAACAAGCCCAGATAATGAAATGTATAGAATGAATATTGCAATAGCTGTAGCAGCTAATGAAGGTTTTCAAGAAGGAGGAGGGTTACTTAAAGGTAAACCTGAATATTACAGAACTAGTTTTGATGAAGTAGTTCGAGATTATAAATACGATAGATTTAAAGGAAGCATACCTGTATTGTTAGGAGAAGGTATTGCTGTTCCGTCAGAAACTAATACAGGAAATTATCAAGAAGATGCAAGTTATAATAAAATGAGTGTTGAAGATAGAAAGATTGCATTTAATAATCAATTAAAGTTTATTGAACAAAGTAAATTAAGTCAAACTTCAAAAATGAGATTAATTGAAAATTTATTTGATAATGTAAAACAACCAGAATTTACTACTCCTCAAGAATATTTAGAAGCTTACCCACCTGAAAGTAGAGTACAACAATCTAGACTTATATATATACCGGGACCGGGAGGAGGAAGTTTAGTTAGCGTCCCAACTAATGTAAGTCAAAAAAAAAATATAATAGTTGAAGATAAACAAGTAAGTGATTCTATTATGATTGCTCCTATAAATAATGATGTTACTGAGTTACAAAATAAACATTTAACACAAAAAAATAAAGATGGCACTCCTCGATTTACATATGATAATATTGACAATGCCCAACAAAAGTTATATGATTTAAGTTCTGTTTTATTATATATTGAAAGTGATGGTAACTTTGATGCTGCAAATCCAAATGATGCAGGTGTTGTAGATGAGCAGTCAGCAAGAGGAGGTTATCAATATAAACCACCTTCAGTTGTACCTGCTGTAAATAGATTAGAAACAGTAATGGGTCAAATGCCTAGATTTGATGAGGTTAGAAAAACAGGTGATGTTAGAAGTTTAAGTGAAGCAGACCAAACTCTTTTAATGATGGCTGATATTTTACAAAAAACTGCTGTTGTAAAAGGTGATAAAAAACCGGGATTTGGAGATACTTTAATTCAAAATTATTTAGATGCAGAAAGCCCAAAAGAAAAAAGAAATTCTGTATATGAAATTTATAAAATTTTACATCATGCAGGAGGTGGACTTCCACTCAAAGCTAAATTTAATACAACCCGTAAACTAAGGAAATATTTTAACTAATGAGAATACCATTTGGTCAAGCTACAAGTTCAATAATAGATTTATATAATGAACTAACTCAAGACGAGACTCAAAAGCCTAAAGATATGCAAGAGGGTATCAATCCTCTTTATCAACAAATACCAGAAGTTAAAACTGATGAAATACAACAGGCTAAAGATTCTATTGTTGGGAATATTCAAAAAGAAATTAAAGAAACTATTACACCTCCAAGTACTGTTCAAACTAAAAAAAGTTTAACACAGTTAGCTGATGATGAAGAGTTTTCTACAAGAGCTGAAAGATTTTTAGAAGGTATTGAAAGTAATGAAAACATATTTGAATATCTTAGAGATTCTGAATATAGTTTAAGTTCTGCTGCTGTTCGTTCTTTTCAAACAGGTAAGTGGACAGAAGAACAAAAAGACGATTATGTTTATTTAAGAAACGAATTTCAAAATGCAAACCTTAAAGGCTTTAGAGAACATTTTGGTTTAGTAAAAGATTTATCAGGTGATTTACTTTTAGACCCATTAAATATTTTAGCTGCTATGTTTGCAATACCAACTGCCGGTGCTAGTGTAGCTAGTCGTGCTGCTTTAGGTGCTGCAGCTCAACAAAGCATGAAAGCTTTTACTAAATCTAAATTAAAAAAAGCAATTACTAAAGAAACTACAAAAGACTTTGCTTTATTTGGAGCTGCTGAAGGAATGGCTTGGGAAGGACTCCATAATTATTTTATGCAAGATATGAATGTAGATTTAGATTTAATTGATTCTATAGATTTATCTGAAATAAGTGCTTCTGCATTAATTGGTGGTACAATAGGTGCAGGTATAGGTGGGGCTGTTGGTGTAGGAATGGGTAGAAGATATTCTAGATTTGCTGAAAAAGAATTTAGATATGCTAATGAAGATGCGTTTGGATTTGTAGGACCACAACAAAGAAAAGTAGAGTTAGAGCAGTGGGAGATTGACCAAGCTTCTCAGAATCCTTTAAACTTAGACGAAGAATTTGTAGGACCTACACAAGAATTTATTGGACCTTTACCAGAAACAGATTTTTTAAATAAACAATCTTTTTCACAAAGATTTAAAGAACGATTAAAAAAGAAAATTCCTTTTGATACTGAAAAAAGAAAAAGACAACATCAATTAAATTGGATAATGGCTAGAACAACAGGTAAAGCTACTACAGAATTTTTAGAATACGCTAAAGACTCTCCAGCATTACAAAACTTTTTAAGAAAAATAAGATATGATTATGATGTTGGTCTTATTACTGTCGGTGAGAGAAGTGTAAAAAAAGCTACATTAAAAGACGGTACTGAAAGTAAATGGTCTTTTGGTGAATTTGTTGGAAGAAAGTTTGGTCAATATCATTATGGACTAAATAAAGCTTTAAATACTTTATATAGAACTGGATGGTTTGCTCGTATAGATAAAGAACAAAACGATACTTTATATGCTTTATTGTCTGATAAAAATATTGGTATTAAAAAAGGTGAAGGTAAAATTACTATAGATACTCTTTTAGAAAGAGGAAAGTATAATTCAAAAATTAATGAAACACCTCAAGTTTTTAAAATTGATGCTGATGTTGCAGATGCTTATAGAGGTGTAAGAGCATTACTAGATGATTCTTTTGATGATGCACAAGAACTAGGATTATTTAAAACAGGAACTCTTAATAAAGGTGGGTTTTTTCCTAGGCTTTATAAATTTGATGTTCTTTCTAAAAAATCAGATGTTTTTGCACAAAAATTAATTAGAGCAGGACATGCAAACCCTGATAATTCAGTAGTCGAAATAGATATAATATTATCAGATGGAACTAAAGGTACTGGTAGACCTGCTGATGCTAAAACTATGGATGATGAAATATTTCAATTAAGTGAAAAATATCAGGTAAATAGTTTTGAAGAACTAGCTAAAAAAGAATTAGACGTAGATGTAGCTGCTGGAAGAAAAACAACTTATACTAAAAAAGAATTAGAAAATACAGCTAAAGAATTAAAAGCTAAAGAAATTGTTGAGGGAATGATTGATGAAAGATATACTCCTTATGAATTAAGAAAAGCAGGTGCTAATAACTCTTTAGGATTTTTTCAAGCTAGAAGATTTAATAATTTAAAAGATAGTGATATTGCAGAATTTTTAGAAACAGATGTTCAACAAGTATTAGAAAATTATTTTACTAATATGGCACAATCACAAGGACGTAAAAAATATTTTGGAAATACTCTAAGAGAATTTGAAACTGAAAGACAATTAATAATGAATGAGTTAATGGAATCAGCTTTAAACAGAGGTTTAAATAAAACACAAGCTAGACAAGAAGCTGAAGAAATTTCAAAAGGAATAGGTGATGTATTTAAAAAAGTTACTGGCTTAGAAACTTATCAAAATAGTGTGTTTAGAAATACAAAATTTGGTAGAGCATTTAGTGATGGTACTAAATTAGTACAACAAATGGCTCATTTACCTTTTGCAACTATTTCTAGTATAACAGAACCATTAATTTTATTAAGTCGTGCAAATCCCGGAGATGTAAAAGAAACTGCAAAAAGTATAGGTACAAGTATTGTATCAGAAGGTAAAAATACTTTTAAAAGATTATTTGACAATCTTTCAAGAACTCAAATAGGTGGTAAATACGGAACTCCTATTTTTAAAACTGGTAAAAAAATAAAAGGTTTTAAAGATATTGATGATGAAACATGGTCAGAACTTTATCAAACTGGATTAGCTTTAGAACAAGCAGTAATGCAAAGAATAGAGGGATTAGCTGGAGAAGCATTAGGTAATGAAAAACTTAGAAACATTCAACAAATGTTTTTTAAAACAAACATACTTACACAATGGACAAAGGCTGTTCAACTTGCTGCATTTACTACAGGTAAAAGATTAATAAAACAAAACGCAGAACAATTATATTATGGTAAAACTTTAGTTGGTAGAAAATTAACTAAACAAAATAAAAAGTATTTAATAAATCAATTAAATGAATTAGGTATTGATGAAAATGAAGCTTTAAAATGGTATAAAGGTTCATTAGATAAAAATGGTAAATATGATATAAATAAAGCTAGAGGTATAAATAATAAAGGAGAAATTATTCAAGACCGATATGGTAATGTTACTTTTAATAGTAATTTTTATAGTAAAGATTATTTAGCTGCTGCAAATAGATTTACTAAAGAAATTATTTTAAACCCAACTACTGCAGAAGCTAACAGACCTTTATGGTTTTCACATCCAGCATCTCAATTTTTAGTACAATTTGCTGGTTATCCTACTGCTTTTAATAATACAATTTTAAAAAGATTTGTTAATGAAGGACTTAATAATCCGGGAACAGCAAGAGAAAAAACAGTAGCAACTGCTATGTTAATGACATCAGTAGCTTATTTAGGTAATGAACTTAGAAGTAATGGAAAAGCTACTATTGATTATGAAACAGGAGAAACAAAACCTATATATCAAATAATGGGAGATGCTGCTAGACGTACTGGATTATATGGACCTATTGATTATGCATCTAGATTTAATTCTGAATTTAGTAGAAATTCAGGGGGAATTGCAGCAATTATAAAAGCTGTTGGTGGTCCAACTGTTCAAGATGGTGTTGATGCTCTTATTTATAGAAAAAATTTAGCAGAAGTAGGTATAACTAATGTACCTTTTTATTCTGCTTATGATTTAATATTTGGAGCTGGTACTAAAAAGAATTTAAGAAGAATTGCTGCAGGTAGACCTAAAGAAAAATTAAAAAAATTCACACCTATTAAATATTCTAAAGGTGGGATAGTTAAAAATGTACCTAATGTTACAGACGAACCTGATGAAATGATAAATAGAAATACAGGATTACCGTTTAACGCAACCTCAGAAGCTGCACAAGACATTGAAGATAGAGAACTTAAATCACAAATGGAAGGACTAGGATTAAAATGAACATAGAACTATGTAAAGAACAAATTAAAAGACACGAAGGCGAAGTACTAAACATTTATGAAGATAGTTTAGGATATAAAACTCTAGGAGTTGGACATCTTTGCAAACCCGAAGACCCTGAATATGGGTGGGCAGTAGGTACATCTGTATCTCAAGAAGTTGTAGACATGTATTATAAAAATGATTTTACTACACATTTAGCAGAAACTATACATATCTTTGGAAGTGACGAAGCTTTTTATAATTTACCAGAAAGAATACAACATGTATTAGTTAATATGTGTTTTAATTTAGGTGGCACAAGATTATCAAAATTTAAAAATATGATTAAAGCTTGTAGAGAACATAACTGGAAAGAAATGGCTGTACAAATGGAAGACAGTCGTTGGTATGGTCAAGTAGGTAGAAGAAGTAAAGAATTACAAGATATAGTATTAGGAGTATGAAATGAAAGCATTATTAAAAAACATAGTTGGAGCTGTTGCACCTACATTAGGAACTGCATTAGGTGGACCAATGGGAGGCATGGCAGCTAATATGATAGCTGATGTCTTAGGATGTCCTAACAATCCAAAGGCAATAGAGAAGGCTGTAGCAGAAGCTACTCCTGAACAAATGTTAGAACTTAAAAAAGCTGAGAATGATTTTGAAATACAAATGAAAGAACTTGAAGTTGATGTATTTAAATTAGAAGTAGCTGATGGTCAAGATGCTAGGAATAAATTTAGTAAAGACTGGACAGCTCGTATAATGGGCATAGCTGTTGTTGGTGGATTTATGGGATACATATTTCTTGTTACTTTACAACCACCAGAACAAAATAGTGAAGCTTTAATAAATTTAGTATTAGGTTACCTTGGTGGTTTAGCTAGTGCTGTTATTAGTTTTTACTTTGGTGCTTCAAACACAACAGATAAATAAAGGAGATAAAATGTCAAGAGGAGATATAAATAAAAATTTTTTTGGACCATTACTTATATTAAGTTTATGGGCAATGTCGTTTACTTTAAGTGCAGATGACTGTACTGCAGGTACACAGTATTGTGAAGACAATGAATTAACTACTACTAATACTACTACTACTACAAATACTAACACTAATAATAATACTAATAATAATACAAATACAAACACTAATACAAACAATAATACAAATACTAATACTAATAATAATACTAATGTTAATACATCAACTAACACAAATAACAATACTAATAATTCCACGTCTACTAGTACTAATACCAATACTAACAACAATAATAACACATCTACATCTACATCTAACTCTACTGTAAACTCTACAGTAAATCAAAATGTAAACAACAATAGTAATTCTACTAGTAATAATACAAATACTAATAATAATACTAATGTTAATCAATCTACTTCAGATTCTAATGTTACTACTGATAATACTAATACCAATAATAACAATACAAAGTCTGATAATACTAATAGAAATATTAACGAGTCTAACTCTACACAAACAATCAACCAGAATGTAAAAAGCAAAGCACCTCCTGCTTCTGCTATAGCACCTAGTATTATGTCTTACTCCCAAGACCTTTGTACTGTGGGTCGTTCTGGTGCTTATCAAGGGCAAGTATTTGGGTTCTCTACAGGACGTACAGTTACTGATACTAACTGTGAACGCTTAAAACTTTCCAAGTATCTCTATGATACCGGTATGAAAGTAGCTTCAGTTTCAATACTTTGTCAAGACCCGAGAGTATTTAAGGCTATGGAAATGGCTGGTACTCCTTGCCCTTACCAAGGTCAGATAGGTAAAGAAGCTACCAAAGCTTGGGCAGAAAACAAATCTAAAAGACCTGATGCTAAAGACCAAGAGAAACTTTTTATACAGCAATGCACACACGACAGAAATCCTAACAGAGACAAGATAAACAAAGATGTTGTTGGGGCAGTCAAAGTTATTTATACAACTAAAACTAAAACTAAAAGGCAATGCAGAAAAGAATTCTATGCTACGCAGTAGCGTGTCTATTAAGTCTTAATGTCTTTAGTCAGTATATCTACGAAGGCAATCAGTCTTTAGTAGACCTCACAAACGAATCAAATACAACCAGTCTAAACTCAGGAGACGACCAGCTTTCGTCTGCTTTTAATTTAGATTTTACATTTACTTTTTACGATAAACAATTTACATCTGCTCGTATGGCTACGAATGGTTGTCTTCACTTTGGGTTAGGCACAGGTAATGTAAACTATAATAATTACTGTGGTGATTATACACCTGACCCACTACCACAATACAACTACACACTGTTTCCGTTCTGGACTGACTTGATAAGAGATAACAACTCTAAAATGTTAGCCAAAAACTTTAGTGATAAGACAGTCTTTGGTTGGTACGATATGCGTGAGTATAATCGTAGTAATACTGATAACAGTTTTGAAGTAATACTTTGGACTAACTCTACCTTTGATTTTAGATATGGTGACTTAAATATTATACAGCATGATGTTCTTATTGGACAACAGAAAGATTCAGATACTTACTATCAATACTTGTTTCACGATGAATGTAATACAGGCACAACCAATACTAGTTCTTGTGTAAGTAAGGACTGGAATAGCACTACATCAAATACTTTATTAGAAGCTGGTGGTTCGTTGTATGGTACAAGCGAGACTATTGACTGTAGTAATCCTTTAAATGATTTAAGCTGTGCAGGGTACTGGGAAGCCTATGATGATTTTCAATGTGACCTAGACCCACAGTATGGACCGTTTTGTCAAGGCTATCGACAAGAAGAAGATATAGGATACTATCAAGAAGAAGAATACTTTGACTACGGATACGAAGAAGAACTGTTTGACTATGGCTACGAAGAGTATGACATGTATGACACTTTTGAAGAGCCAGAAATCTTTGAAGAGTATATCTTTGAACCTGAGTATGACATCTTTGAAGAGCCTGAGTTAAGTATTTGAAGAAGAAATAATCTTTGAACAGTTTCAACCACTTGAAGAATTTGTAGAACCTCTTCCGTTTATACGTGAAGAAGAAGTCTTTATACCAATTGAAGAGTTAATGATTGAGGAGTTTGTATTTCAAGAAACATTTATTGAAGAAGTGGAGGAGTGGTTTGAGGAAGAGACAATTGTGGAAGAAGAACTTGCGTATGCAGAAGAGCCGGAAGAAGAACTTATTGAAGAACTCGTTGAAGAAGAAGAGGTTATAGAAGAAGATATAGAAGAAGAGCTAGTTGCTGAAGAAAAAAGCTCAAGTCTAACAAAAGAAAAATCGTTAGCTGTTGTTGCATCTACAATTAAAACAGCAAGAAACAGTATATACACGACAACAAGTGGTAATACATCGACAAACTCTAGCTCAAATTTAGCTACATCTGGTTCAACATCAGCTAGTTCAACAGGAAGTCTTAGTAATTCACCAAGTATATCTGACCAGTTTTCGTCTTCAACTGCACAAACAAACCAGTTGCTAGATATGAGTACAACAGTTACAACTACAGTAACTTCAACAAATTCAATAGATTCTAATATGAGTTCTACCACAAGCACAACATTTAGTTCTAACACCAATACAACAATAGTATTCAAAATCAAATTGATACATCTGTTTCTAGTGGTGGAGATACAGATGCTGAACAGTTAGTAGAAAATATTATAGCACAAAACCTACAAGCTGCACAAAATGATGTCGAAGCTAAACAAGAAGAAACAGGTGAGTATGGGTCAGAGAATACTATCATAGCTTACATGGGGTTTGTTCCTAACTTTAATAACTATAGGTTAGTAACATTACCCGAACAAGAAACATGGTACGAGTCTACAGATATATATGCCAACAATATGTTGTCAGATAACATCGAAGGCTTTTATCAAATGGCAGGTCAGAGTTTAGAAACACTGATTGAAATGAAAGAACTACAACCAAAATTATAGGAGAATATTATGAATTGGTTTGAAAACAAAACTACACAACTTATTGCTTTGGTAGGTATAGTAGGAACACTAGCCGGATTTGGTTATCAAGGAGCAGAGTACGTTAATAGATTAGAAAATCTTGAAGCTGCTGTTGGTGGTATTGCAGATACCGAAGATGCTCAAAAGATAATTGAAGAAAGGTTTGGTAAGATAGAAACATCGGTTCAATTTCTAGAAAAAGAAATAGACAACATATCTATTCCTGATGTCACTGAAATTAAAACCGACATTGCTACCATTAAAGCAGGACATTCAAGTTTAAATATAAGAAATAGATAAACTAGAAACTGGTAATCCTTTAGCAGGTTAGTTTTTTAAAAATTTAAACTCTCTTTGAAAGAAGTTATGTAAATCTCCAAGCTTATGATTACCGTGCGGAGGATTGGTTTGATTACGTCTCTCTCATCAAGAGGGAATATTTACATCAACCATATCCTCCGGTATCATACTAAACTCTGTAACTATTCATTGTTCCGTGTAAGAAGCACTTTAAAACTTACTAAGTTCGCTTCACTTTTATTAACCATTATCACTCTCCAAGTTTGCAAAGGTTATTTTATCCTGTCTACCACGTAGTCCTGCTTTCATATAAGAAGTAGCACGACCTTCAAAGAAGTTCTGATGTTCAACACCCATCACTTCATCCAACCAACCTAAAGGATTCTCACGTTGGTCATAGTTTGTTTTAAGACCAAGCTGTAACAATCTTCTATCGGCTATGTATCTATTGTAAGCATACATATCTTTCTTGGTAAGACCTTCAAGGTCTCCCATATCAAACACTAGGTCTAAGAATTTATCTTCTAGTGTTACCATCTGTCTACAAATCTCATAGAGTTCTGCTTTAAAATCATCTGTCCATATCTCTATGTTCTCTTGGATAAACTCTCTAAACAACTTAGTCATAGCTTCAACGTGCATAGACTCATCACGTATAGAGTAAGTAACTATCTGTCCCATACCTTTCATCTTACCAAACCTTGGAAAGTTTAACAAGATTGCAAAGCTTGAGAACAACTGTAGTCCTTCTGTAAAAGCTGAATAGACTGCTAAAGTTTTTGCAATACTTTTCTTATCAGACTTAGTTGTTTTAATCTTGTGAACATACTCGTGTTTGTCTGCCATCTCCTCGTACTCGGCAAAAGCTTTGTACTCTATCTCAGGCATACCAACTGTATCAAGCAGTAAGCTGTATGCATGTTGATGAATAGATTCCATGTTTGCAAACGAACCCATCATCATTCTTGCTTCTGGCTTTTTAAATATAGGCATATACTTATCTATATATCCTGAAGCTACATCTACATCTGATTGAGTAAACAATCTAAATATTTGTGTAAGTAAATGTTTTTCTTCAGGCGATACATCTTGCCAGTCTTTAACATCTGTATGCAAAGGTACAGATTCAGGCATCCAATGCATTTGATTTTGTAATTTATAATACTCATACATCCATGGGTATTCGAAAGGTTTATAATAATCTCTAGTCTTGAGTAAACTCACGGAAGTTCTCCTGTAATGTTGTTAATAATTCTGATGCTTCAGCATAATCTTTTAATAAATTATCTATTGTTTCAATAAAGTTAGGATGGTCAGCCACTCCTACTTGATAATCTAATAGAACATCTAAGTTTGCTTTAGCTACTTGTTTGTCTGCTTCATATTTTAATTCCAAAGCACGGAATAAGTTTTGTCTTATATTCATATTTTATCCTTGTTAAAACAATTTAAATTAGCAGCTACAGTTCTACGTTCTCCTTTACCAAAAAAAGGATATACCATGTGCTGTAACCATGATGGAAACATAAGTTGTCGTCCTACTTTAGGTTGCATTACAACTGATTGAGAGGGTCTTAATCTTTCAGAATCCATTAAACTATTTATTCCATAATTAAATGCAATAAAACCGTCACATGCTCCTGAACTATTATATAAGTCATAGCTTTCCAAAGGATTTTCTCCTTGCTTTCCTATTTGTTTAGGAACTTTAGTCCATGCAGTTGTACTGATACCCATAAAAGTTTTAGTTCCGTGGTCATGTATAGGATTGTAGTCTCCTTCATAACTATGAACAGACCATAACTCATCTATGTCTATCATCTTACCTGTATGTCTTGTACCTGTTACATTATTATAAACATCTAAATAATTAACTGCCATGCTTGTAATAAATTTATAATACTCTTCTAGTAGAGGGTCTTCGTGGTCCATTAATAATTGTTGTCCTCTATGTATTTGACCAACTAAAGTACCAGCTAAAGACTTTCTTTTTTTATCTTTGTACAGTTTATCTAAATAATTATTTAAACTATCTATCATTTCTTCGGGGAGTTGTGCCTCTAGCATAATAACAGAAGGCAACGAATGAACTTGTATTTTTATATCTTCCATACTATCCTTCACATGCTATACATTCTACATCGTCTAAACGAATCCTTGGAATTTTTGTGTTTACATTTTCTACGTTTCTAGCTGCATTAGTTCTAAAGTAATACAACGATTTTAATTTATTCATACCATACCAATGTACATCATTTACATATTGCATATATTCATCATGCACTTTTTGCGACTCTGTACTTTTAGGTAAAGTAAAAAATAAATTTACTGACTGAGCTTGACAAACAAACTCTTGTCTTTTATAAGCATGTTCTACAATCCATATCTGATTTATTTCATTAGCAGTTTTAAATATTTCTTTTTCTTTATCAGTAAGTATATCTAGGTGTTGTACTGAACCTTCATTAGCTGATATATCTTTCCAAACTGTATCTAATTTTTTGCCTTTAAGTCCTTTACTTTTAAAAACCTTTTCAAGGTACTTATTTTTAACTTGGTAAGAACCGGATAAGGTTTTGTGAGTATAGCAATTAGCCCTATAAGGCTCAATACTAGGGGAAGTACCACTACATATAATCCCACTACTAGCATTAGGAGCAATAGCCATAAGGTTAGCGTTACGCTTCCCCGACCCATGGATATCAGGAGCTTCCCCACGTTCAATAGCCAACTCTTTAGTCGCATCGTTAGCTTTTGATTTGATATAAAGAAATGCTTTATAGTTAAAGCCAGTTGCATAGATACCTTCAAAAGGTATGTTCCTAGATTGGAGATATGCATGGAAGCCCATTGCACCCAACCCCAAGCTTCTCTCTCTATACGCCGAATACGCAGATTTAGTATATCCTTCTTTACCTTCTCTAACATATTTTTGGAATCTTTTAAAATTTGCACTATATTCTCCTAACTGTGTTGTGTCTATTGCGTTGTCAATATAATGTTGTAATACATTATCAAGCATGATTATTAAATCTGATATAAAGTCATCATCTTTGGACCACTTATCAAAGTGTTCTAAGTTTACAGATGATAAACAACATACTGCTGTTCGTTCTTCATCAGTTGGTAAAGTAATCTCTGAACATAAATTACTTTGTTTTATTTTAAGACCTAAATCTTTTTGTCCTTTAGGCATAGCTTCATTACATGTATCTATATTAATCATATAAGGCTCACCTGTTTCAGCTCTTGCATGAATAATCTGCCACCATAAATCTCTAGCATTTACTATCTTAACAGCTTCATTAGTTTTAGGGTCAATCAATCTCCAATCTTCATCAAGTTCTACAGCTTTAAGAAAAGCATTAGTAATATTAATACCATTGTGAAGATTAAGATTCTTTCTGTTTATATCTCCACCCGATTCTTTTCTCATGTTTATAAACTCTTCTATCTCTGGGTGGCTTATGTCCATGTAAGCAGCATAGCTTCCTCTTCTTGTTGTGCCTTGATTAAAGGCTAACATCTGTGAGTCTACAACATGGATGAAAGGAATGCTTCCAGTAGAACGACTGCCATGAGCAGTTGAAATACCATTGCTCCTAATATCGCCCCAATATCCACCGATGCCTCCACCTGAACTTGCCAACCATATATTCTCGTCATAGTGAGCAGATAAACCACTCCTACTGTCAGGAACATAATTGAGGAAGCAACTGATAGGAAGCCCACGACTTGTGCCCCCGTTACTAAGTATAGGAGTGCTGAACATGAACCAACGAGAGGAAGAGTAGTTGTAAAGTCTTTGAGCCAATTCAAAATCTGTCTCACCTTTGTATGTTGCTCCGAAGACGGAGGCTCTTGCGAATGCTTCTTGTGCATGTGTTTCGTTCTCCCAAAAATATCTATCTTTTAATGTGTCTAGACTAAACTTATCAAATGTTTTTTCTTTGTCGTAGTCTATTTCAATTCCTAAGTAAGGCTTAGTTCCTATCTTGTCTTCAATCATCTTGAATGTCCTGTAAATGTATAGCCATTATAGCATAATGAATTATTTTTAGCAAGTCTGCTTGATTATATCCATTCTTTTTTCCATACCTCATAGCATACTTTATAATGTTACCAATACAAAATCCTTCTCCATGTCCGTTATCAAATATAACATCTGTTGCTTGATAATCTCCATAAGCATAATGTTTCTCATAAGTTTTATCTACATATCTTTGTATTTGTTTTATTGTTTCCCCTTCATTAAATTTATAATTCATTACTTTTCCACTCCTTCGGTAAACTTTCTTCGTTATACCATGTAAAATTATTTGTCTCTGCCCATTCAGCATGAGTTCTTTTTGTTCCGTCTTTTCTTTTCTTTGCCTGTGGCATTGGGGCAAAAGGTTTCTGAAATAAAAACACTAACTCATAATCTTTTGGCAAAGCCATTCGTATATGTATATATTTACTATACTCTGCGTAATCCCAAAACCTTCCTTTAGCTTCTATTAAAATAGTTTTATTATCTATTACTTTAACAAAGTCAGGTTCATACTTATGCTTAACAATATAATCTATATTATCCCAATGATGTTTCCAATCTTTGAGAAGTGTTTGATGTATTTCATATTCCCAAATACTATCATACCCTTTAGGTACTCCAGTCTTTTTAGGTCTAGGTTTTCTTGGTACTCTTTTAGGCATTATCCCACTCATAATTTTTTACAAGCTGCCAATACTTTAATATACTATTAAACATTTCTATATGTTTATTGTGTGATTCTAAATCCCAGATATGAAACAATATAATACTTGTATCTTTTCTGTCTATAAATATAGATACTCTTGTAGGATAATCTATTCCCATACCTTGACCATAAGCAGACAACTGCATACCATGTTCATCATAAACTAATTTAGCAGGGTCTTTGCCTTCAAGATTATCTTTAGTTTTAAAATCTATAAAAATATTATTAGAATATAAATCTATCTTACCACCATAGCCTTGAGGTGCACAGAAAGAATCTTCTGCTATCCATTTTTCATCAGGAAAGTTTTCATCTAACCACTTCTTAATAATTTTATAAGGTTTGGTTTTCTTACCACCTAAAAATCCTGTTTCTATTTGACCATGGATTTTAGTTCCTTCTTTAGCTGCATTTAATCCTATGCTTTTAGCATCAGATTTACATTTATAAATAAATGATTCTAATGTTTCATCATTATAATTAGCTGCTAAATTAATAGCAGCTTTTATAGCTTGTGTAATCTTCCAATTTTCTAATGCAGGTTTTGCAACCATGCCTAAGATAGTAGTCACAGAAGGAACAAGTCCTAAACTTTTAGCGTCTCTTAAAGTAGTATTTCTTTCTTTACCATTAGCCCCTATTAAAGTATACATTGGGTCTCCCTCTTGAGTATACCAATGTCCTGACTCGGACGTAAATTTATTATAACTATCTAATTTAGTTTTGTCAATAAGTTCTTCTTTTTTATTTGTCATTATGTTCCACCCATCTTAATTTTCTTGTATCAGGTAAGTATAATAAATACTTAACGTCTGCTTTTATTTGTTTTTTAGTTCTTGTTGTTCTTGATGTATAAGAATCTTCAGTTCTGTAATCTCTTCTAGCAGTCTTTACATCTATTAATGTTATCTTTCCTTTAGGGTCTCGAGCTACTAAGTCAATGAAACCCATCACACCCACAATTTTTAAATACTTCATAGCCATTATCCCATAACCAAGTGACTGCATAAAATTCTGCAAGGTCTCCCTTTCTATTTGTTGAATGTTCTTTAGTGCGTTTCATACCAATTCTCTCCTATTTTGTATTCTCCTGTTAGAGGACAACGCATGTTAAAGTGTTGACTTGCTTTTCTATAGCCTTCAACTCCTAGTTGCTCCTACAAATTCAGCTTGAGTTTCATGTACTTGCTATCTGCCATTCGTCATGAATGTTAGCTACAAACTTAGCATCAAGAGTATTTAAGTTTATTAAATCTTGTAAGATACACATAGCTTTCTTCATAGCTATTGCACCACCACCTTGTAATAAAGTATTAAGTGCAGCATGTTGACTACGTACATATATCTTACGACCATCTAATCCTTTTAGAATCCTCGTTCAGAAGCTTTCTGTACTTTATCTTTTAAAGTTCTAAGTGAAGGTAAGTTCTTGAAAGAAAGTTTGTTTTAGTTCTTTACCTTTCTTTAATCCACCACCTGCTACACTACCTATCTTAGCATCACCTGCACCATAAACTAAAGCATATATAAATGTCTTAGCTTGGTCTCTAGTCTTTAGACCTGCAAGATTTTGATTAGTAGTATGTATGTCTCCATTAATAACTTCTTCAATATAATCAGGGTCATTCATGTAGTGTGCTAACATTCTAAGTTCTAATCCACTAGCATCTATACCTACAAGCTTTATATCCTTCAGGTACAGTCCAACATGAACGACACTCTTTACCATATGGGCTACCTGCATTAGGTACTTGTGCCATGTTAGGATTTCTATGTGTCATTCTACCTGTAATAGTACCATTAGGTATTACACTACCATGTACTCTATCTTCTTTGAGTTCATCTATCCATGATGTTACTTGAGCAATCCTCTTTTGATATAGTAAAAAGTCTGCAATTAACTTAGCTTCACGGATATGTTTAATCTTTTTCAAAGTACCTTCATCAACAATAGGCTGACCTGTAGGTGTAAATTTTACAGGCTTCCAACCAAAGTCAATAAGATATTCTCCTATTTGTTTACGACTACCAAGATTAAAGTCTACTAGTTTTTGTCTAGTAAATGGTTTAACATTTTCTGTAGTTAAACATCTATTATATTCTTCATCAGTTAAACCACGCTTAGATAACTGTCCGTCTTTTCTAACATAAGGTGTAACTAATTTATCATCAACTAGTTTAGGTTTAAATGTATTATGAACTTCATCTTCAACAGCAAGTTGCTTTGCTTTAAGTTCAGCTAATAATTCCATAGCTTGTTTAGTATTAAAAAAGAACCCAGTCTTTTCTTGTTCTTTCATTATCTTAGCTACATCATGTTCAAGTTTAATAGATTCTTTACTAAATATATTACCTTCTTTTAATAGATAATGATATACAGATTCATTTAACTTAACATCTTGAACACAATATTCTAACATAGCAGGTGTATATTCATCAAAGGTTTCAGGTTGTTCTTGTTTTAAAGAACCAACACGCCAACCCCAAGCTTTTAAACTATGTCCATTCTCACGAACAGGATTAAATAACCTTGACATTACTAGTGTGTCTTCAATACTACAATCAAACTTAGCACCATATAACTTTTCTAATACAGGAATGTCATAGCCTATAATGTTATGACCTATTAATGTATCAGCAGTTTGTAAAAACTTAATGCCTTCTTCTATTTGAGTATTGTCAAACTTATATATATCTCCTGATACTTCTTTAGCTACAATACACCACACATTATTAGGGTCTAGTCCGTCAGCTTCTATATCAAATACTAATTTAAAATTGCTCATTGTCAAATGTCTCCTCTTCTGATACTTCAAATAATCTACCAGTATCAGTATTATATCTAAGACCACAAGCTAATCCTGTGTCTCCTGTATACCTAGATTTTAGTACACGAACCTTAGTTGTATTAGCTTCTTCAGGATTAGTTGCTTGTTGATTTCTCTCTAATGCAATTACAGAATCTGATAGTTGAGCTATACCTTGTGAGCCTTTAAGATGAGATAAAGAAACTTCTATTCCTTGTTCATGTCCTTTATCTCCTGCTGCTCTTCTAAGATGAGATACTAATATCATACCAACACCTGTCTCTTCTACAAGACTACGTAATTTATTCATAAGCATATCAATACCTCGTCTCTCGTCTCCTTCATGGAGTACATTAACAAGCATATGTAAGTGGTCAACTATAACCCATTTACATTCACAACCTACAATAATATATCTAAGCTTGGCAAAGATATCATCAATGTCAGTAGCACCTAAATGAGAATGAATGAATACTCTGCCTTTAGGTATAGCCTTATCAAACAAACCCAATAGGTCATCGTCTGTATAATTCTTACGTTTCTCTGATAAATATATTCTATCGTTAGCTTCAATAGATAAAATACCGTCAGCAGTTCTTAACCAATTCTCTTCAAGTGCTACAATACCTACATTGTCTTTTGTATTTTTGATAAGCCAATGCTCTAGCTCTCTAGTAACACTAGACTTACCAAGACCTGTGCCACCTGTAAGGGTAACAAGTTCTCCTTTACGCATACCATATAGTTTCTTGTTCAAGCCTTCCCATGGATATGCAATACTTTCCTTCTCTTCTCTATGTAACCAATCGCCTTTTTGTGATGATAGCTCCATGATTCCTGAAGGTGTATATGTCTTAGCATTCCACCAAGCCTGAGTAAACTCTTGGAATTTCTTTTGTTTAAGCATTTCATTTGCATCTTTGAATCCATTTGGAAATGACATGATTCTAGTTTTGTTAGGCTTTAGTATTTTAGCTACAGCTTTAGCTGCTTGTTTACCTGCCTTGTCATTATCAAAACATAGAACTACATTGTCAAATGATTCTACAAATTCTATACTCTCTCGTATATCTTTAACAGCAGCCGAAGCTCCACGCTTTAAAGATACTACTGACCACTTACCTTGAAAGAGTTCATGTACTGCCATAGCATCACACTCTCCTTCGGTAATAGTCAAGTACTTACCACCTGTATTTCCATACAGTTGCTCTCCAAATAAACCTGTGTTTTCAAATGTACCATTACATGCAAAGTTTTTGTTAGATACAAATCTTGTTTTAGTACCAACAATCTCACTACCATTAAAGTATGGGTAGATGTGTTGAGTAACATTATTGTTTCTATCCTTTACCATTTTAACACCGAACTTAGTTGCTGTATTTTCAGAGATACCTCTGTCAGTTAAAGCACCATAAGCACCAGTATAAGATGTAAGGAATGTATTATCAGGTTTAGGTTTACTCGTCATCTCAACTACCTTACCAGTTGATTCATTGTCATAGTCTGTAAAGAATGTATTACAACTAAAACATTTAGCAGAACCATTCTCATTTAGAGAAACAGCATCACTGCTACTACATTTAGGGCAAGGTAATTTGTGTTTAATAAATTGAGTTCTTTCTTGTTGCATTCTATCTCCATTAGAAATGTGGCTAGGCTTTTACACCTAGCCGATTTATATTTACTCAGAGTCTTCTGATGTTTCTGATTCATCTTCTTGTTCAACTACTGCTTCAGGAGATTCCTTTAGCAAAGCTTCAAGATTATTTTGATGACCTTGTGAAGCAAAGTTTAAAGCCTCTACTAACACATTCAATGTACCTATCTTACTGATAGATATGTTAGCACCTGCTTTCTTTTCTTCATCCTCAATCTTTGAAACATCATAGACTGATTCACCATTATCATTTTTAATAGTAATAATCATATTAAAATTCCTCGTCTTCGTCAAAGAATTCAGAGCCATCTTGCGATTTATACTCCACCAAGTCTACAATTTGAACAGCTTGTAAGTCAAGACCTTTTCCTGCTTTACCTTTCCATTCCCAATCGTATTCATTATATTGGACTCTAACTTTAGAGCCATTACCTACAGCAAGATGTACTTCCTGTTTGTTTTGGTCTAGTAATCTAGGAGCAACTCTGACCATACCATTTGGTCCATTGACTTTCCTTTTAATTACTATAGCAGAACCTTCATCCATCTGCTTAATAGTATGTCCACGAGAAGCAAAGTCATTTGCTGTCTCTTCATCAACAACTAAGTTGACTGTGTACATTGGTTCATAAGTTGTATTAGGCTCTTTAATACTTGCCCAATACGCAGTTCCTTCTACTATCATATTTACCTCCTACGGTTTAGTTATTATTAGAAGTCGTTAAAACTGGGAGAGTTTTGAGCTGACTACTCTCGGAGTCATGGACTGAAGCCAAACCAAATAGTTTTATATTTGGAGATAGAGGGCTTAAAGTTCTTTGGTTACTCGATGTCATGTTGCACATTCTACACTAATCCTTGATGAATGTCAAGCAAAATATCATTTAATGTATAAATGCTTTCATCATAAAGTTTAACATAATAATATTCATCCTCTTTCCAACGAACTTCATAAGCTATCTTGTTCTCATAAAGCTCTTGATTATTATTCTGAATCCAAGATTCAAACTCTCGGTATTCATCTTTGTCTAATTTTTTATATCCTTCATACATATTATAGTCTCCACCATGTTGGTTGTTCTCTGTTCTTGTTCCATTGTGCATAATGTTTTTCATGTATAACATAATTTCTGTAAGCCACAATAGGATTATCATCTTTATATTCATCAGGCATAGCCTGTGCTAGTGGTGTCAATCCTTTGTCTTCAATGTTATCAGGATGAAAAAACAAAGCATCTTTAAGTTTAGTAACACTTGCATGAGTCTTACCATATCTATAAGTATATTCCATACCAAGTGCTAAGAAGTGTGTGTATAACCACTTGTAATTACCACTAGATTGTCTAGTCCAAACAGTACAAGGATGATTCTTGTATGCTTCTTTATATAATCCAAACTTATCTGCATACTCATCACCATCTAACACTCTATGTGCAGTACATAACATTTGTGCAGTTTCAAGTGGCATCTTCACTAACATCTTATCAGGTTGTGCTTCTGCTGATACAACTGGACACTCATCAAAATAAAATATGTTCATCATTCCCTCCTAAATAAATAATTTAATTATACCTGTCAGTAATACAAAAGTTGCTACTGCATTTAAAACTATCAAAGCTCTGTCGTTCCATAATAAACCTACTAAAGTCCACATAAAACATCCTATAAAACTTAGTATTAAATCTATTTCTGGAAACTCTTGTAATGACCTGAAACAAATTGCTAGTATTATAAAGCAACTTGCAATCCATTTCAAGTACCAATCAGTCGTCTTTTCTTTTCTTGTCATAATTACTATCTGCTAGTATTATTCCAACACCTGCTATACAGAATAACATAAAGCCTATTACAAATACAAGTCCTATTAGTTCGCCTATCATTTATCTCCTCCTTGCACAACATATTTATACTTGTCACTACTCCAACCTAAGTCAAGTAAGTCTACAACTTCATATCTTAATTTCTCAAGTGTTGTAATGTCTGATAAATACATATCATTTATCTCATGTAATGTGTTAAGTATTCCATTGAGTTGATTAATTCTGTTTACTAAATCATAATAATCTTCTTTACTTGTTTCAATTATTACTTTAGTTTTTAAATGTTTTACTTTCATTTTCCTTGCCCTCTATATTTCTTATGGTTAGCTTTCTTATTCTTATTCATGGTAGAGTAGCCAACATTACCTCTACCTTGACTTGTTCTCTTACCTCTAACACCTGTTGCTGAAGTATGAGATTGACTAAATGCTTTTGACTTAACTGCCATAATTATTACCTATGTTTTTCATAAAATGATTCACAAAATTCAGGTTCTTCTACCACATCTGCAAAACATTTTGTTATTCTACTAAAAGAATCTTGTTTGTATTGAACATTCATAACAACAATAGTAATTACTAATGCTATAATAATTCCTAAATAATTAAAATCTTTTATATCAAATTTCATTGTATTCTATTTTCTCCTTTTTTCTTTTATCGTTATATTCTGTAACTTCTTTACCATTCATATAACCTGTTTTAACTTCAGTCCATTTACCCTCATTGAATCTTACCTCAATAAATTTTACAGTCTTGTCAATCTTTTCTTGTTCTAATTCTTGTTTTTCTTTTTTCTACTTTATCAGTGTGTTGTGTCATGATATACTTCCTCCACAACTTTAAAAGCATCTTGTAAGTCTGTCTCAGGTATATAACCTCGAAGCTCCCTCAATCTTATAATGTCCATATCTTTAACATCCCATATTTTACCGTCTAAACTTCTTGTTATAGTTTTAATGTCCTCAACCATGTCTATACCTATCATGCTATCTACAGCAGAATATACAGAGCCACACCAAGTCTTAAGACTATCTGGTTTTCCATTAATTACTACATCTATTATATACTCATCCATTATTTGATATCTCCATTAGTTCTTTGTATGTTGTTATGTTTGGATATTGTTTTAAATATTTCATTATCCATTTGTCTGTCATGTATGACATATGTAATTGTCCTTGACCAAAAGCATGTGTCTGTTCAGGAAGTAGTCCCTCAACATTGCCTATATTAATATCTTTTGCTTGGTCTTCAGGCAATAGTTCCTTCAACCACTCAACCTGTATAGGTTTGACTAGCTTCCTAAGTTTTTTAATTTGTTTTGCGTTCACACTAAACTCCTATAAATAATTTAATTAATCCTGTAAGTAATACAAAAGTTGCTACTGCATTTAATACTATCAATGCTCTATCGTTCCACATCAATCCTACTATAGTCCACATAAAACAACCAATAAAACTTAACACTAAATCTATTTCAGGAAAGTTTTGAACAGACCTAAAACAAATTGCTAGTATTATAAAGCAACTAGCAATCCATTTTATATACCAGTCTGCTGTTTTTTTTTCTACTTCCATGCTTTAAATTCCATGTAAGGTGTTTCTCTGTGTCCTTCAGGTAACCATTCTACCACATCTTTTATCTCTTGTAAAGATAAAGTTGTAGAAACACTATTACCTTCAACATCATGACTCATTATAAGACCTCTACCTGCTATAGGTTTACCATAAATAGTAAAGTATCTATTATCTTTTAATAGTCCTTCATCATCAACATATAAATCATCTTTATTTGAAAGTGCTACAACATCAAATGTGCTACACTCTGTTAATAAATATATGTCCTCTATATTTCCTAGTATGTTTACCTCTTTGACTGTTTCATCAAATGGATTTATTAATATTCCTTTCATTATTATAACCTCTCAGTTTCAAATATATTTTCTGCAATAAAGAATAGTATATCTTCTCTATCATCATCTTCATGTAAATTATATATCTCAGAAATAAAACTTACGTGTTCTTCTAGTTCTCCTTGTTTATCAAGTTCCTCTACCTCTTGCATTATCTTTTCAAATTCTTTTTCATTGTGTTGGTTGCTCATTATATACCTCCTCTAAATAATACTCAACATCTTCTTCGCTATAACCTTTTTCATTTATAAGCCATTCGCCAAATTCTTTTTTATTATTAGGCATCTGTTTTAAATAATAATTTGATAGTACAGACACAACAAATTCTTCAGCATCATAACTATTAACATCATCATAGGCTTCTTCTTCTGCCCATTTTCTTTTGAACTCTTTAAAAGTTTTCATATCTTTATCCCTCCATTTCTCCATAATATTTTCTTATAATTCTAATCGCATGGATTATATCTAGTTCCATGATGTCTACCCATTCATCACGACTATCACTATGATACACCCATTTCTCTGCCATGTCAACAGGTATTTTATTACCTAATACTTCTTGTATTTTTAATGCTTGTTTAAGTTTCATTGTTATCTCCTTATATAAAAATTAATATACTTAAAAGGACAGGTAGCCACATAGTTTGAGAGCTACTCATTGACAAAGTTTATAACCTTTGCACTAATCAGATATAAAGTTCAGGAACTTGTCATCTACTTTATATACCTTTTCAGACTACTCACACTAGGAAACTTATTTAAAACTTGTTTCTTTGTGTATTTCTGCCCTTGTAAATACATTAAACATGTATTACAAAGCCTGACATATCATGTCTAGCTTTACCTTTTGCTTTCAGACCAACAATAACATTGTCTTTATCTAAAAATCTTAAATCTGTTTCATCTCCATCTACTACTTCCCTACCCTTGAAATATATAGGAAGAACACCATTGAATACTACTGCTATGTTGTATGCTATCTTATCATACCATGCTGTATACTTTGCATTGGCTTCCGAGTATGACCATGTCAAATGATAGTTCTTGATATGAGATACTTTTCTTGTAGGTATCTTAGTATAATCATAGAACTGTATATCTGGGAAGTGTTCAAACATAGTCTTACCTTTGTATAGTTTGTGTTCCCATTGTATATCACTTGTACCATTCAATCTAAATGCTGGTGTTATATCCTTCTTGTTGCAGTAGTTTATAAACCTTGTCATTTCTGTATGTAATAATTCCATGAAGTTATCATAGTCTTCCAAATACATATCAGTTCTACGCTGTCTAGCATCTTGTATTCTATTGGTATCTTCTCCTTTCTTAAAGATACCACCTCTTCCTGCTGTGTTAAGACACGCAGTCTTACAAGATGCTATATCCTGAAATGGACATATCTTTGTACTAACAGGTCGCAAGTGCATGATAGCTGTAAGTATATTGTTATACTTCTTGAAACCTTTTATAGTCTTTGGATTGTTTGTTGTTAATAGTTTGTATGACATATTATATCTCTTTATTTATTGCTTTAACAAATGCAAGTATTGTATCTTCCTGCTTTTGAATCATGAAACTATCAAGTGGTTCATCATTTTCTACAGCTTGTTGAACTAATCCTGCAAGTATACTTCTATGTTTCTTTAATTCTTTTTTCATATAAGTTTTATTATCAAATGTCATATTTACCCCCAATGTAATTTTGTTAATGTATCTAATTTCTTTTTATGTGCTTCCGATACTTCTACAGGTTCTGGCATATCATCTGGATATAATACATATTCTATTTCATTAACATAAACACTTCCCATGTCGGCAAAGTATCCATTCTTTTCGTCAATATGCACCATTCTAGTAATACCTTTCATGTTATCCATGATTGTAGCAGTTCTAGGTGCATTTGAAATCACAGGTATAGGTGTTAGCTGAACTCTCATACCTTTCTTTAAATCATTATGTGTCATATTATTCTCCTGTAAATTGACTAGCAATACTTGCAATAATTTCAGGCAATCTTTCTTGCCAATCATTTGATAGTAAAGCTATTGCAAGTTTATTTTCAATGTTCTGTTTAATCTCCCAATCATTAGTTGACCATGAAATATTATCATCATAATCTGAATGTATTTTATAATTAGTAGTAAGACTTAAAGTTCTATTAAAGTTTTTAATAGCTATATTCATTTCATCTATAAGAATTCTTCTTTGTCTATAAAGTTCTCTTTCTTGGTCTTGAATACCCTCTGCTTTAGTATGTAGCTTACGAATATTTTTAAGTTCCTTACTACTTTTTTCCATAGCTTGTTGCTCTTTAGAATTACTAACTTTAATAGTATCTAATATCTCTTTGGCTATTGCCTCTTGTTCAAATTTTCTCATCTGTGTCATAATATATCTCCATATATAATTTAGTTAATAAAAATGTGATTATTGAAGTCGTTGGTGTAGTTCTCATACTTCATTTATCCTTAACCTTTTTTTCAAGGTTTTTACAAAGGCTCATCTTATAATCACAAGGCAGTTTTTGGTTAGTGATACCTAGCACTATAATTATAATGGGCAGTTGGATTAACTATGGATAGTTCATTAACTGCTAATTTCCCTATCAACCCTCGCATTATAATGGCAGTTTTTTCAGCAGGTCTGCCAACTTCTATATTTTTTAAGCAAACAATCTGCTAAATGTTAAGCCTAATCTAGCAAAGAAACCATTGGTTGTGTAATACTCATAGTCATTAATAATTTCTAAAGTATCTTGAACATCAATGTTCGTAGCTACTTCAAGTATCTGCATACCTTTGTTATCTTTACCAAGAGGTGTTCTTCTTACAAAATGTAAGGGCTTACTTGGATTAGATTTCTGATTATATACTGATACTCTACCAGCATGATACCCATTAAAAGTATCTCCTGTAGTAGTTTCATACCTTTCTTTGTTAGCTCTAACTCTAACAATATTTACACCTAAAAAGTTTGCTTTATTCCAAAGTGTTTGAATACTTTGTGGTGCTTTTTCTATTGATACTACAGTTGCAGTATCTCTTTTTCCATATACAATTTTACTCATATTTTATCTCCATTCTTTATTATTATAAACTAATTTACCTGCTGACTTGTCATCAAGAAATAAATTAATCGCCGTTTTGGTAGCAATTCTTCTACCTAACTCATAATTATATTCGTCATTATGAATTACTAAATCCCTAACTGAAAAACCATTATGGTCTTTTCTTTTAAGAACTTCTATTTTAGTCACATTGTGAAAACTTACATCTGCCATTTTAATATACCTCTCTTGTTAATTTTACATCTAATACATAGCCTTCTTTCATTTGATTAATTTCATCTTTTAATCCTTGAAAATCATTTTCTAAATCAGTTCTGATATTATCAGTTGCATATTCAAAATCATCTGCTTTTTCATTTAAATCAGCAATTTGCTGTTCTAAATCTTCTGCAAGATATTTAGTATCTTCATATTGTGATGACATATCTTCTAATTCTCCTCTCAACTCTTGCATTTCAGCATATAGATTTTTTAATCCAAGTAATGCAATCAGTTTATTTTTTATAAATTCCATATCTATCTCCTGTAGTTGGGTTAATATCTTCAGCTAATTCTTTATTAGCTTCTTCTGTTTCAGATTTTAATTCTTGTTCAGTCATAAAATCTAAAAAATCTATGTGGTCTATATCTTCCATAATATCTCCTATATTTATGAGACTTTGAAGTCTCGGTTGGTTGCTGACCGACAAATTATATGTTTTTTCTCGGCAGATGTCAAGCGTTTTAACAAACTTAAGATATATTTATAATCTTAAAATTTAGATACAGTCCAAACTGTTCCCATTTCCATAGTCGTATCACTCAAATAATCATAGTTAGATTTTAAAAACACATGTCCCATTTTAGGAAACTTATGTCTATAAATTACTGACCTATCTTCTTTGAAAGCATTTCTGACTTTGAAAATGTAGCCTAACTCATTGATATACCGTTCAACTTTGTCAAGACTGTTAAACTTTAAAGTCTTGAGTTTTGCATCTTCAATGACTTGCATATTAGATTTACCATTTGGGTTTTTACATTTAATTTTCATAATATCTCCTGTTGTATTGAAAATAAAAGCAAGGATTGTTCCCTGCCATGCCGAACCCATTTTACCGACCAAGCCAAAAAAGTCAAGCGTCTTAACAAACTTAAGATATACTTATAATTTTAAGATTGCTAGGACTTAAACACAACTTTAAAATTATACTTAAATTATACTTAAATTTAAAAGTGCAAAAACTTAAAATTAAATTTAAATTCACAGGTTATCCACAGATATTTTATACTTATCCACAGGTAATTAACAGGATATACATAAGATATACACAGATTTGCCCTCAATTACCTGCCCAAATTTTAAAAATCCCTCAACCACCTGCAATGAACTTAAAACTCGAGCTTAAACTTAAACTTAATTAAATTAATTATTTCTTTGGTATGGTATCCTGTCAATTATAAAAAGCAATTACGAAGTAATTTCACTATTAAGAATCAGATTTGTTTTAAAATATAACTTATAGACATAAAAAAACTCTCCCACTTGTAAGGCGAGAGAGTCTTTGAGGCTTTAGTTAGCCTGTTGTTTGAGATACGAAGCTATCTTGTCAAGATATACTTTTGGAAGAGATTTGCCTGTAATAAGCGAATGAGCTTTCTTGAAGGTTAGTCTTTCTTCTTTAGCAAGGCTATAAAGACAGCCTGTAATTTGCTTTTGAAGCTTCCAGTTCATCTTAGTACCATTCTTAGCGAATTTGTACCCAATGGCTTGACATTGACGGAACGAAGCTGGGCTTGAAGTTCTGTCTTTGTCGAACGTGTTTATATCAAATGTATTTTCCATATTTTTCTCCTTTAAGAAATGGATTTATAAATACCTGCAATGTAGTCTTGCAAGTGGTTAGTATCAGAAGCATTAGTGCATCTGACTTTCACAGCATGAATGCCACTTATGAATAAATCCATAGTGTACATTTGTGCTGAAGAAATTGTTGGAAACTCTAGGGTTTCGTTGTTTGAGTAGCTGACTAGTATCATAGTATCTCCTTATTAAATAGGTTCTTTTGCACATGAAGATTTTCAAGTACAAGTGCTTGAGTTTTGTGAGGTTTTGGGAACAAAAGTTTTATAGATTTCCGAGTCTTCGAGGAAATACTGTAAACACTTGTACTTTAAAATCTTTATGTAATTGTAAACCTGTTTAATGGAGATGCATATGATTCTTGTTAGGTACTTAAGCGACTAAGCCCAGAGTTTCCACGATTTATTAGTGCAAGTGTGCAGTATGGTTTTAGTCGTTAGTGGGATTTATGTTGTGGAACAAAAGCATGGGCTAATGCAAGGATGCTAAACACTTGGAAGGCTTTACAATTGCAGAGTATTTATGGATTTGTTTCTTGAAGGAAGGGAAAATGTGAGAAAATCCTTTTGATATAGATGCGTTTGAGAACGACTAGAACTTCAGTTCAGATTTGTTTTGTCGGTGTCTCGCCATTGGTTATACAAATTACGTTAAGAGTGGTGCTTTAGTTGAACTAGGAAGGTTTTAAAGTAGATTAGAGGTTGTCAATGACATAGTCTTGATAGAGAAGGAAGACTCTTAAGCACCTTCAAGAAAGATTATTTGGGCATTTAAAATTTAGGCAAATCCCAAAAGTGTATCTTAGCACGATAGATTTGTGTCCAAAGAACAGAGCTGAGTAATGCCCAAAGAATCCGAAGCCTTCCAAGTGGGAGAGAAACCACAAAGGTCTAAAGTTATACTCCACTCAAATATGATTTATAAGGTGGGCAGGAGACCATACCCTCTACCCTATATATCTATAGCATGATTATACATTTTCTAGGATAATGGTCATTAACCAGAACTAGTTAACGCCCCGACATTAAAACTCTAAAGTCTTTGTAGTATTTAAAGGTATTTATTACACCCACAATATAGTCTCTCTACTAGGGAGCCAATAGTTTTGGAGGGGGTGTGTTTTGGTTATATTGAACCCGGGAGGGCACAATGTTAGTATAGCATCTAAATCACGATTTGTCAATACCTAATTTAAACTTGACAACTTTAAAATTAGAGTGTATACTAGATTCATGGCTATATTACCAAGTGTTGATACTACAACAACAAAAAGAGAACTAACAGATAAACAGAAGTCTTTCCTAGAGCACCTAGTTAATACTAGTGGTGATGCTAAGAAAGCTGCTGAACTTGCTGGTTATTCTTCACATTATCATCATGTTGTAAAGACTTTAAAGTCTGAGATACTAGAACTCACTCAAGAGATACTAGCAAACTCTGCACCTAAAGCAGCTTTTAAACTTGTAGAGATAATGGAATCTAAAAAACCTATAGTACAAGCAGCAAATAAACTTACTGCTGCACAGACTTTATTAGATAGAGTTGGTGTTAGTAGAGTAGATAAAGTAGATGTAAATCATAACATGGCTAGTGGTGGTATCTTTTTGATGCCTGATAAAGCTCCTGTAGTTATAGATGCAGAGGATGCAGAGTATGACTAAACTTTGGATAACTGAACATGTTAATGAAGATGGAGCTGCAATAGGTCCATACATTAAAGCTGATACAGTTGCTGAAGCAAATAGAATAGCTATACAATATGGGTTGTTAGTTTTAGGAGAGATTCAAGAACTACAACACGATAACTTTAAAGAAGAGGTAATACACTAATGGCTAAAAAGAAAGATTCAAGATTAGCAAAAGCAGGAGTAAGTGGTTATAACAAACCTAAAAGAACTCCAAGTCACAAAACTAAATCACATGTAGTTGTTGCTAAAGTTGGCGATAAAATTAAAACTATTAGATTTGGACAACAAGGTGTGCGTGGTGCTGGTAAGAATCCAACAACTGCAAAAGACAAAGCTAGAAAAAAATCTTATTATGCAAGACATAATGCACAAGATTCTAAACCTAGTAAGTTAAGTGCAAGGTATTGGTCACATAAAGTTAAATGGTAAAAATGTTTAATAAGTTACACAAGTTTATGAAGTGTGGTAGAATAAATAAAGTTTGGAAACTATTTGGCTAATGGCATATTCACAAAAAGTAGTTGATAGGTTTGAAAGTGTTTTAAACAATCCACAGAAACATTCTGTTGGAAGGTTTGACCCCAAAGACCCTAATGTTGCTACAGGAATAACAGGTGCTCCTGCATGTGGTGATGTTATGAAACTACAAATTAAATTAAACAATGATGTTATAGAAGATGTCAAGTTTAAAACATATGGATGTGGAAGTGCTATTGCATCTTCTACTATGTTTGTAGAAATGTTAAAAGGTAAAACTATAGCAGAAGCTAAACTTATTAAAGATAAAGATATAGCAGAAGCTTTAGAACTACCACCAATCAAACTACATTGTAGTGTATTAGCTGAAGATAGTATTAAAGAAGCTATAAAGAATTGGGAAGAAAAAATAGCACACAGGAAACATAATCATTATGGGTAAACAAATAGGAAGTGATGAAAAACCCATGGTGTTTAGAAAAAGTATTTATGGTAAAAGCGATGGTGGTAAAGGAGCTAGACCTAGAATAAATATTTTTTCAAAACAATATCAAGATAACTGGGATAAGATTTTTAATAAAGGAGAAAATAATGCCAAGAAAAAAAACAACGACTAAAAAGAAAAAGTCAACCGTTAATAAAGCTGGTAATTATACTAAGCCTACAATGCGTAAGAGGCTTTTCGAGAAAATCAAAGCCGGTTCTAAAGGTGGTAATTCCGGACAATGGTCGGCTCGGAAAGCCCAGATGTTAGCTAAACAATATAAAGCTGCAGGTGGTGGCTATAAATAATGCCAACAAAAAAGAAAGACCCTAAAACAGGAACAGGAAAAAAACCCAAAGGAAGTGGGAGGAGATTATATACAGATGAAAATCCAAAAGATACTATCAGCATTAAATTTAAAACTGCAGCAGATGCTAGAGCAACTGTGGCAAAAGTTAAAAGGATTAAAAAACCTTTTGCTAGAAAAATTCAAATACTTACAGTTTTGGAACAAAGAGCAAAAGTTGCCGGTAAAACGCAACAAGCGAAAATCGCCAAGCAAGGCAAAGAAGCAATAAGGAAAAAACATGGCACTAAAAAAGTCTCAAAAAAGTCTTAAGACTTGGACTAAACAAAAGTGGAGAACTGCTAGTGGAAAAAAATCTTCTAAGACTGGTGAGGTTTATGCTCCTGCTCAAACAATAGCAAAGCTTAAATCCACTGCAGCAGGTCGTAAGAAACTTGCAGCAGCTAATAAAAAGAAAAGAGCAGCTACTAAAAAAGGTAAGCAACATGCTAAACATGGTTTACATAAAGGTAAAAAAAGATAATGAAAGAAGGTTATATAACTAGAGCTTCTTCAACTATACCATTTGGATATGAAATAGATGAAGAGTCTAGTTCTTTTTTAAAACCTATAGAGGATGAGTTAAAAATATTAAAAGAAGTATCTGAGGCTGTGTTTCATAATGAAATTAGTTTGGGTGTAGGAGTAGACTGGTTAGAAGCAGAGACAGGTAAAAGAATGTCTAGACCGGGATTAAAGAAACACGTAGATAAAGTATATGGAAGATAATTCTAAAAAGTACTTGACAAACCCAGATGGAAGTTATATACTAAAGAAAGACGGTACACCAAGGCTTAAACCGGGTAGACCAAAGAATTCAGAACTTTCTGATATTAAGTTAGCTTTACAAGCAAAGAATAAACTTAATAAAAAAAATAAGAAAGTTAAAAAGCTAACAAGAAATTTAGCTAGAGTCAAGAAAGAACTTGACAAAGAAGAGAAAGTTTTAACATCTAATGTTATAACAGAATCAGAAGCAAAAGAGCTTCCTGATGCTATACAACAACATTTAGATACTACTGGTTCTCATGTGGCTTTTATGCCAAACGAAGGACCACAAACAGACTTTCTAGCTGCAGGTGAGAAAGATGTTCTTTACGGTGGTGCAGCAGGTGGTGGTAAAAGTTTTGCAATGTTAATAGACCCATTGCGTTACTGTCACATAACAGAGCACAGAGCTTTGATACTTAGAAGGTCTATGCCAGAACTAAGAGAACTTATAGATAAGTCTCGAGAGCTTTATCCGATAGCTTTTAAAGGTGCTAAGTTTAAAGAAGTAGAAAAGTTATGGCAGTTCCCAAGTGGAGCAAAGATTGAATTTGGGTTCTTGGAACGAGATGCAGATGTTTATCGTTACCAAGGACAAGCGTACAGTTGGATAGGTTTTGATGAGATAACTCATTTACCTACAGAGTTTGGTTGGAATTATTTAGCATCAAGACTAAGAACTACTAACCCAGCTATAAAAACTTATTTAAGATGTACAGCTAACCCGGGTGGTGTAGGTGCACATTGGGTTAAAAAGAGATATGTAGAACCTTCAGAGTTTAATAAAACTTTTGAAGGTAAAGACGGTCTCTCTAGAAAGTTTATACCAGCATTGTTACAGGATAATCCTCACCTTGCTGAAGACGGTGAATACGAAAGGATGCTACAATCCTTACCAGCCATACAACGTAAACAGTTGTTGGAAGGTAACTGGGATATCTCAGAAGGTGCAGCATTTGCAGAATTTGAAAAAGACGTACACGTTATTCCACCTTTTGAATTACCGAGTTGGTGGGAAAGAGTTAAAGCAGTAGACTACGGTTATGCTGCAGAAAGTTGCTGTCTTTGGGCTGCTATCGACCCTGAAGATAAGACCATTATTATATATAGAGAATTATACAAAAAAGGTCTAACAGGAGAAGCACTCGGGGACACCATTACAGAAATGGAAATGGACGAGATAAAATCCATAGCTGGAGTACTTGATACAGCAGCATGGTCTAGGACAGGCTATACAGGTCCTACGATTGGTGAAATCTTAGTGAATAAAGGACATAGATTAAGAAGAGCTGATAAAAATAGATTAGCAGGTAAAACTCAAGTACATGAGTACTTAAGAAAGAATAATAATACAGGAAGACCTAAGTTACAAATATTTAATACATGTGTAAACTTAATAAAAGAAATACAGGCTTTGCCTCTTTCTAAAACAAATCCTGAAGATGTGGATACTCATGCAGCAGACCACGCTTATGATGCTTTAAGATATATGTTAATGAGTAGACCTAGAATGGACCATCCTCATGAAAGGATGTTAAGAATAAAAAACGATTTATATAGACCTGCTGATACAGGCTTTGGATATTAAAAATGGAAGAAACAAATACTTTTTTAAATGCTGATTCTATTTATGAAGAAGTAGACGGAGAAGTTGGAAAAACATTAACTCTTCCAGAAGACCAACAAAGAAATCTTATTGGTATTATTAATGATAGATTTGCTGTAGCTGAAGATGCTAGACAAACTGATGAAACTCGTTGGTTAAAAGCATATGAAAACTATAGAGGTTTATATTCTAAAAATATTAAGTTTAGAGAGTCTGAAAAGTCTAGAGTATTTGTAAAAGTTACTAAAACTAAAGTACTAGCAGCTTTTGGACAGCTAGTTGATGTTATCTTTGGTACAGGGAAATTTCCGATAGGAATTTCGGAAACTAAAATACCTGAAGGCGAAACAGACTATGCATACTTAGACACTTCTAATCCTATACCCGGAATAGAAACATCAGAAGAAATGCCTGATGATATAGGTAATAGAGAAGGCACTAATGTAAATCCATATGATGTTGGTTATGAAGGTGATGGTAAAACTTTAAAACCCGGAGCTACATATTATAATGGTATCTTTGAAGATAGTTTAGAAGATAAAGCTGAAAAACTAGGTATATTAAAAGACGGAGCTAACCCAGACCCACAAGTTTTAGAAATATCTCCTGCACAAAAAGCTGCAAGAAGAATGGAAAAACTTATCCATGACCAGATTGAAGAATCTAATGGTAATTCAGAATTAAGAAATGCTTTACTAGAATCAGCTTTATTAGGTACAGGAATTGTTAAAGGACCATTTAATGTAAATAAAAAAGTACATAAATGGGATACAGACGAAGAAGGAAATAGAAATTATAATCCACTAGAAGTTAGAGTTCCACGTATTGAGTTTGTTAGTTGCTGGGATTTTTATCCAGACCCTAATGCTACTACTATGGAAGAATGTGAATATGTAATACATAGACACAAAATGAATCGTAGTCAACTTAGACAACTTCGAAACATGCCATACTTTGATGAAGATGCAATACGTAATGCAATTCAAATGGGTGCTAACTATCAAGAAAAAGATTTTGAAAGTCAATTAAAAGATGATTCAAGATATGATGAAGAAGTAGGTACTAACTTTGAAATCTTAGAGTACTGGGGTATCATGGATGCAGAGTATGCAAGAGAAGTAGGTATTGATTTACCTAAATCTATAGATGACTTAGATGAAGTACAAGTAAATGTATGGACATGTGGACATTATATTTTAAGAGCTGTTATTAATCCATTTACTCCTTATAGAATACCGTATCATTCTTTCCCATACGAAAGAAACCCTTATAACTTTTTTGGTATTGGTGTAGCTGAGAATATGGATGATAGCCAACAGATTATGAATGGTCATGCTAGAATGGCAATAGACAATTTAGCAATGGCTGGGTCATTAGTATTTGATGTAGATGAATCTGCTTTAGTTGGTGGACAATCAATGGAAATATATCCCGGAAAGATATTCCGTAGACAAGCAGGAATGCCCGGACAAGCTATACATGGTTTAAAGTTTCCTAATACATCACAAGAAAATCTAATGATGTTTGATAAGTTTAGACAACTTGCAGATGAACAAACAGGAATACCTAGTTACTCACACGGACAAACAGGTGTTCAAAGTATGACAAGAACTGCTTCTGGTATGTCAATGTTACTTGGAGCATCAAGTTTAAATATTAAAACAGTTATCAAAAATCTTGATGACTTTTTATTAAGACCACTTGGAGAAGCTTATTTCCAATGGAACATGCAATTTCTAGAGGACGAGTTGGATGTTAAAGGTGATTTAGAAGTTAAAGCTACAGGTACTAATAGCTTGATGCAAAAAGAAGTTAGAAGTCAAAGACTTACTATGTTCTTACAAACTGCTCAGAATCCTGCTGTTGCTCCTTTTGTTAAGATTTCTAAACTCGTTAGTGAACTTGCTTATAGCTTAGACTTAGACCCTGATGAAATACTCAATGACCCTGAAGAAGCAGCTATGATGGCACAAATAATAGGAATGCAAAATGCTGGACAAACAAATAGCGAAGAAACTCAACCCACTAGTCAACAGTCCCCAATGGGAGGCGTTCAAGGAACACCTGAACAACCTCAAGAACTTGGAGTTACAGGCACTGGTGGTGGCAACATCGGAATCGGAAATGTTCCGGTTGCAGGGGAAAGTGAATTCTCTGGTACGCCTAGAGCAGTTGGACCTACAGGTTAAAGAAGCAATTAATAGAAAAGAAGAGGGATAAATGGATTATTTAGAAGCATTAAGTAAATTAAATAAGAAACAAAAAAAAGATATTTTAAATATTATAGCTCAAGACCGTATTGATGAATATGGTGCTGCAGGTAAAGCAGCTAATTTAGGTGATAGAGCTTTTAGTATTTTAGGTGGAAGTGGTAATAATATAAGATTAAATCCTACAGAAGAAGAAAAATTTATTAGTTTAACTATGGAAGCATTAAAACCTAAAAGAAAAGGAAGAGCTAATGGAGGTAATATACTTGAAGATGATAATTCTAGATATGGTATGTTATTAGGTGGTCAATCTAAACTTGACATGAATAATAGTGGTGATTTAGATGCTGAAGATTTTGAAATGTTAAGAGACCAAAATGCAGAAGGTGGTCCTATGAATATGGATGACCAAATGGTAATGGTAATGACACCTCCAATGAAATCTGACGATGACATGGAAAAAGATTATACAAGATTTATAATGGATGAAGCATTAAGTGAAGAAGAAGAAGATATGCTTGTATCCAAACTAGAACAAGATAAAGAACTACAAATGTTATTTGATAAAGTAATAGATGTAGCACAAGAATTTGCTGGTTCTGGTCCTGTTGATGGACCGGGAACAGGAGTCTCTGATGATATACCTGCAAGGTTATCGGATGGAGAATTTGTCTTTACTGCAAAAGCTGTAGAAGAAATCGGAGAAGACGCTTTAATGTCTATGATGAAAGAAGCTGAAGCTGCTGCAGATGAAAGACAAGGATTTGCTATAGGAGGAATGAATAGGCTAGAAGATGAAATATCAGATGAGGAATCTGATGATGTTTCTGACGATATGCGTAAAGTTAATCCTAGATTAAATCCAAATGTAAGATAAAGCTACCCTGAAATATCAGGCACTTTATCAAAATAATAACCGAAAGGCTACCTTTACAATACAAGCCCTCTAGTCGACATAGAGCTACCTTGTAAACAAAGCCCCAATTAGGAGAAAGAATATGACTAATAAAGTCAAAAGAGAAGAAGTACCAAACCCTTATAATCAAAAAAAGGATTGGCACACAGAAGATGTACCTTTTACATCATCTAATAACTTATACTTTGAAGAGCCTTCTGAAAAGAATAAACTTTTTAAAAGTAATGACATAACTGAAGTTGAAGCTGAAGGAAGTGTTAATGTTGAAGAACTGGAAACTACTAAGGATGCTCCTTATAAAAGACCAGACTACAAAAAAAGATATGATGATTTAAAAAAACATTATGATAATAAACTTAACGAGTTTAAATCTAGAGAACAAGAGTTAATAGAAGAAGCTGCAAATAGTAGACCAACCTATAAAGCTCCTAAATCTCCAGAAGACTTAGAACAATTTAAGAATGAATATCCTGATGTTTACGATGTCGTAGAAACTGTTGCTCATATGCAATCGGAGTCTAAAGCAAAAGTTCTAGAAGAACGCCTTAGTAAACTCCAAGAACGTGAGAATCAATTAATACGAGATAATGCAGAAAAAAGGTTAATAGAAAGACATCCTGATTTTGAAGATATCAGAAACAGTGACGACTTTCATGAATGGGCAAAAGAACAACATGCATCTATCCAAGCTTGGGTATATGACAATAATGACGATGCCGATTTAGCTTCACGTGCTCTTGATTTGTTTAAAAAAGATATTGGTATGGACATTCCTAAAACTAAGTCATCTTCTAAAAAACCGACAAGACAATCTGCTGCAGATATGGTCTCTACTAAAACACAAAGTATAGAACCAAAGCAACAGAAAATCTGGTCTTTAAAGGAGATAGAAGCTATGTCTGTACAAGAATTTGATAAACACGAAAGTGAAATATCAGATGCTATGCAGAACGGGCTTATATCAGATTAAACTATATTAACTTAAAGGAGAAAGTATCATGGCTCAATTTTTTGAACCCTCAACGGATACAAATGCTAACTTTGCAAACTCTGTAAGTGGACAAACAAATAGTTTCTTCCTACCTTCGGTTTACTCTAAAAAGGTTTTAAACTTCTTTAGAAAAGCCTCAGTAGTAGAAGCTATCACAAACACCGACTATGCCGGTGAGATATCCTCTTTCGGAGACTCAGTAAAGATTATCAAAGAACCAGTTATTTCAGTGTCAGATTACACAAGAAATAGCGACACAACTGAAACTAGACTAACAGACCAAGAAATTACTTTGGTTGTTGATAGTGCTAAAGCTTTCAAATTCATCGTAGATGATATTGAAACTAATATGTCACATGTCAACTTTAAAGAAGTTGCTTCCAGCTCTGCTGCATATGCATTGAAAGATTCATATGATGCTGCTGTATTAGCAACTATGTTTTCTGGTTGTTCAGCTTCATCACCTAATCACATTTTAGGTTCTGACAATGCTACTGATTTAGCAGCAGGAACTTTTGATGGAACAGGTAACTTAGATATTGGTTTTGATTCTAACGAACATGACCCAATAGATATCATGGGTAGAATGGCAAGACTATTAGACGAACAAAATGTACCTGAAGAAGGTAGATGGTTTGTTGCAGGTCCTGATTTCTATGAAGTTCTAGGACAATCTAGTTCTAAATTACTATCTGTCGACTATAATGGTGGACAAGGTTCTATTAGAAATGGATTAGTATCAAGTGGAAAATTACGTGGATTTAACATGTATAAGTCAAATAACATTGCTGCACCATCTAATGCTGCTGGTAAAGTTTTGGCTGGTCACATGTCTTCAACTGCAACTGCTAACACTATTCTTTCAACAGAAGTATTGAGAGACCCAACATCGTTTGGTGACATAGTTAGAGGCTTACATGTCTATGGTGCGAAAGTACTTAGAGATGAAGCTTTAGTAAGTGCATTCTACGGTATTGACTAAATAGTAAGTGCGAGGGAGTCTTCGGACTCCTTCACTTTTTAAACATAAATTTTACGAGAGGTAAATAAAATGGCAATTGTAAATATAAGAGATACTGGACGTAACTCAGCAAGAACAAATGATGTTCGTGAGTTAGCTACTAAAGTCCAGAAACCTTCAGATACAGAAGCAATAACTGCAGCTAATACAATTACAGCAGCAGAATCAGGCACTCGTTATGTTTTAAACGTAGCAGCAGCTAAAATACAAACTCTTCCTACTCCAGCAGCAGGATTAGAGTATTGGTTTTATGTTGGAGCAACAGAACCTACAGGAACACATACAGTAGTAACAGCATCTAGTGCTAATATTATTGTAGGTAACGTATCTTCTCCGGAAGATGCAGCAGGTTCAGTAGCTACGGTTACAGACGCAGATACTATTTCATTTGTTGCTAACAAAGCTGTTCATGGAGATTTTGTCCATGTATGGTCTGATGGCACTAACTGGTATCTTAACGGACAGTGTAAAGTTCAAGACGGAATTACAACCACACAAGCTGGTTAATAATTAAGTCTACGGTATTAACTGATACCAACACGGAGGAGTTTAATTATTCCTCCACCTAATTTAAAAATATTTTACAGGAGAAAAATATGATGTACGGTAATATGAAAAGACAAAAGAAAATGAAAGGTGAAATGGTTGAAAAACCAAGAAAAAAAGCTAACATGGGTAGAATGATGTACAACAAAGGTGGTCCAACTCAACCTGAATATAAGTCTGGTGACATGCCTAAAGCTATGCCTAACTAAGAATGAAAGGCGTACCACATTATAAAAAAGATGGAACTGAATGGAAAGGCAATACTCATAAAATGCCTAACGGTAGTTTACATACAAATAAATCTCATACTAAAACAAGTGTTAAACTTGTTCATTTTAAAGAGTTAAGTAAAAAAGCAAAATTAAAAGCTAAAGGTAAAAAGTAATGGCTACAACATATTTAGGTTTAACAAATGAAGTGTTAAGAGAACTCAATGAAGTTGTCTTAACTTCTGTAAATTTTGGTAGTGCTACAGGCATACAAGCATTTATAAAAGATGCAATTAATAAATCTATATTTGACATAGCTAATGAAGAACCACAACTACCTTTTTTCTCAGCAGGAGTTAGTGGAGGAACAGACCCTTTTTATGGTAATGTAACTGTTGCTTCAGTAGCAGGAACTAGATGGTATACTCTTAAATCAGATAGTTCTAGTATAACAACTGATTATTCTTCAGTAGACTGGGATGATTTTTATTTAACAACAATAAATGTAAGTGGAGAAACTACTCCTTATGTTTCTAAAGGTTTAAAATTTTTAACACTAGCAGATTGGAAAAGATATTATAGAGATAGTGAAAACTCAGATGACGCAGAAGGTTCAGATGCTTCACATGGAGAACCTGTGTATGTTATTAAAAGTCCAGACCACAGAAAATTTGGATTAAGTCCAATACCAGATAAAGTGTATAACGTACATTTTTATGCTTTTACAAAACCTACATCTTTATCAGCACATGGAGATACTATTGTTTTACCAGAACAGTATAGCAATGTTATAACAGCACGGACAAGATATTATGTGCATCAGTTTAAAGAAAATATTCAACAAGCAGCTTTTGCTCTTGACGAATACAAAAAAAATATGAGGACTATGAAATCTAATTTAATTAATCCTACTCCTAAATATATGACAGACGACAGGACTTATTTCTAAATGGCATCAGGACAACCTTTTTCAGTAGCTTTAGTTGGTGGATTAAATAAATCTACTAACTCTTCAGCCTTGTTAAAGACACCGGGAGTTGCTACTAAACTAAGAAACTTTGAAGTATCTGATGAAGGTACTTATAGAAGAATAAATGGTTTTACTTTGTTTGGAGATACATTACCTAATTCTACAGAAGATATAGAAGGTTTATTAGTTTATGCAGATGGTGTAATAGCTGTAGCAGGTAACGATATATTTTTTAGTCAAGACGGAGAAAGTGCTTGGTTACAATTAAACAAAGATAGTGTTTCAGGTAGTGGAGATAATTATTCTACATTTACAGGCAGAAGTGAACTATCTTTAACAAGCGTAGACCAGTGTGAGTTTGCTATCTTTGAAGGTGCTTCTGATTTTGGTGAAGTAATTATAACAGATAATAGTGGTAACAATAAACCATTTTTATTTAAAATGACTGGAACAGACACAGATGTTACTAATAGAACTTTTTTTGCAAGTCAAATAACTATTAGTGGTTCTACCAAAGCTAAGTTTTGTACAATACATGACCAGCATTTAGTAGTAGCTGGAGACCCTACTACACCTAATACAATTTATTATAGTGGTACTAATGATATAGATAGTTTTAGTAGTACAGGTTCAGGTAGTATTACTTTAGAAGATAAAGTAGTAGGATTAAAAAGTTTCCGTAATGAACTATTTATATTTTGTCAAAACTCAATATTTAAGTTGCAAAATATAAATGATTCTAATTCTGTAGCAGTTGTACCTGTTACTAAAAACGTAGGTTGTTTAGATGGTAAAACAATTCAAGAGATTGCTGGTGACTTAATATTTTTAGCACCTGATGGATTTAGAACAGTTGCTGGTACATCAAGAATTGGTGACGTTGAGTTAGGAACTATTAGTCAAGCTATACAACCAATAATAAATGATATTGCTAATAACGCTGATAGTTTACAATTTAGCAGTGTTGTATTAAGAAATAAATCACAATACAGAATGTTTTATAGTAGAGTAACAGATAGTCAGTTTGTTGCAAAAGGTGTTATAGGGACACTAAGAAGTAATGGATTTGAATGGTCAGAAACATTAGGAATATTAGCACCTGCTATTACATCAGGATTTACTAGTTCAGGAGTAGAAAAAGTATATCACGGTGATAGAGACGGTAAAATATATAATCATAACACAGGTAATAGTTTTAATGGTACAAGTGTTGAAGCAGAATATCAATCACCTGATTATGATTACGGTGATTTAGGAACTCTAAAAACTTTAGATTACGTTAAAATTGCTTTTACTCCAGAAGGAGAATGTCAACCTTCACTTAGAGTTAGATTTGATTATGACAGTTTAACTAGTGCACAACCTGCTGACATAGTTTTAGATGCAATACCAGAACCTGCTATTTTTGGAACAGCAGTATTCGGAACTCAAAAACTTGGAGCAACTGAACAACCTTTAGTAAGACAAGTTTTAACAGGTAGTGGACACAGTAATTTTTTTAAAGTATTTAGTAATGATACTAATGCACCATATTCAATTAACGGACTATATGTAAATTATAGACCATCAGGAAGACAATAGGAGATATATATAAATGGCTACTTATGTAAGACAAAGTTCATTCAGTGATGGAGATACAATCACTGCTGCACTATTTAATAATGAATTTAACCAATTAGTAAACGCATTTAATGTAAGCACAGGACATACCCATGATGGTTCTACAACTGGTGATGGTGGTCCAATTTCTAATTTATTTAGTAATGCTTTAGTATTTGGTACAAATGCCAACACAGATATTGCTATAACATTTAACGCCACAACAAACGATGGTGTTTTAACTTGGAAAGAAGATGAAGATTATTTTGAATTTTCAGATGACTTATTAATTGCTACAACAGAAAAAATACAGTTTAGAGATACAGCTATATATATTAATTCTAGTGCTGATGGACAATTAGATTTAGTAGCTGATACAGAAATACAAATAGCAGCAACTACAATAGACATGAATGGTAACGCTGATATATCTGGTAACTTAGGTATAGGTGGTAATCTAACAGTAACAGGTACTACAACTTTTAATGGTGGTACAATTACTATGGGAGATGCAGCTACTGACAATGTTGTATTCGGTGCTGACGTAGACTCTAACATTATTCCAGATGATGATAATACTTATGACTTAGGTAGTTCTTCACAACAATGGAAAGATATTTATATTGATGGTGTAGCTTATTTAGATGCAATAGACTTTAACGGAACAACAATTACATCTACTGCTGCCGAGCTAAATATATTAGACGGAGTAACATCCACAGCAGCCGAGCTCAATATTCTTGATGGAGTTACCTCAACTGCTGCTGAACTAAATATATTAGACGGAGTTACAGCAAGTGCTACAGATATTAATCTTATTGATGGTATAACTAACGGTACGGTAATCGCAAGTAAAGCAATTATTACTGACTCTAATAAAGATATTACAGGTGGTAGAAATATTACTATTACTGGTGAACTTGATGCAGCTACATTAGATATATCAGGCAACGCAGATATTGACGGTACACTTGAAACAGATGCACTATCTATAAACGGTACAACAATTACAAGCACCGCAGCTGAGTTAAATATATTAGACGGTGTAACTTCAACTGCAGCTGAACTTAATATCCTTGACGGTGTTACAAGCACTGCAGCAGAGTTAAACATTTTAGATGGTGTTACAGCTAGTGCAACAGACATTAATCTTATTGATGGCATAACTAATGGAACTGTCATAGCTAGTAAAGCTATTATAACAGATGCTAATAAAGATATTACTGGTGGACGAAACATTACAATTTCTGGAGAACTTGATGCAGCTACACTAGACATTTCAGGTGATGTAGATATTGATGGTACTTTAGAAGCTGATGCTATTACAGTAAATGGTACAACATTAGCAGAAACAATTAGTGATACTGTAGGTGCTATGGTAACAAGTAATACTGAAAGTGGTATTACAGTAACATATGATGATTCAGATAATACATTAGACTTTACAGTAGGAACACTTAACCAAGATACAACAGGTACAGCAGCAGTAGCTACAACAGTTACTATTACAGATAACGAAAACACAAACGAAAATAACGCACTTATCTTTACAGCCGGTGGAGATTTAGATGGTGGTAATTTAGGTTTAGAATCAGACGGTGATTTAAAATACAATCCAAGTACAGGAACATTAAGCGTACCTAACGTATCAGTAAGTGGCACATTTAGTACAGTCAATAGTGTTACTATGGATGCTAATAATGCTGTAATCTTTGAAGGTGCTACAGCTGATGCACACGAAACAACTTTAACATCTATTGATGCTACTGGTGACAGAACAATTAGTTTACCTAATGTATCTGGAACACTACCAGTTTTAGCAGCAGCTTCAGCTACAGCAATTACTTCTACACCTGAAGAGTTAAATATTCTTGATGGAGTTACATCAACTGCAGCAGAACTAAACATACTTGATGGAGTTACTAGTACTACTGCCGAACTTAATATACTTGATGGTGTAACAGCTACTGCAACAGAAATAAATCTTATAGATGGCGTAACTGCAACAACTGCAGAGTTAAATATTCTTGATGGTGTGACAGCTACAGCAGCAGAAATAAATGCTCTTGATGGCATTACTTCAACGGTTGCAGAACTTAATATCCTTGATGGTGTTACAGCTAGTGCAGCAGATATAAATCTTATAGATGGTATAACAAATGGAACAGTAATAGCAAGTAAAGCTATTATAACAGATTCAAACAAAGACATTACTGGTGGTAGAAATATTACTATTAGTGGTGAATTAGACGCTGCTACTTTAGACATCTCAGGCGATATAGACGTAGACGGAACTACTAACCTAGATGTAGTAGATATAGACGGAGCTGTAGATATGGCTTCTACACTTACTATTGCAGGTGCCATTAATGGTGCAACTATAAAAGCTGATACTACCAACTTTGTAAATAGTTATTTAATTAGCCAAGATGCAAGTACAGGAACTTTATCAAGTGCATCAAACAATACAGGGTTAGGCGATAGTGTTTTTGCTGCATTAACCTCAGGCACACATAATACTGGTATAGGTAATGTCGCTTTAAATGCAAATACCACAGGTGGCGGAAATACAGCTATTGGTAGTTTTTCATTAAATGATGCAACTACTGGCGATAATAATACTGCCGTTGGTTTTCAAGCATCAAGATACCTTACTACAGCTTCATCTACAACTGCTATAGGATATAGAGCAGGAGCAGGTGCGGGTGGTTCTAGTGTAATGACTGGTGATAACAATACATTAGTTGGACTTGATGCAGGTAGGTTAATAACTTCAGGTCATAGTAATACAGCAATAGGTGCAGAAGCCCTAGATGCTAATACTGATGGTGTATCAAATACAGCAATAGGTATGCAATCTTTAACTTCAAATACCTCAGGTATAAATAACGCAGCAGTTGGTAGATATGCTTTATATAATAATACAACTGGTGGTTCTAATACTGCTATGGGTTTACAAGCACTCTTTACAGCAACTACTGCAAGTGAAAATACAGCTTTTGGTTTTCACGCCTTATTAGCAAATACTTCGGGTGCAAACAACGTGGCAGCTGGTTATCAAGCCATGGACGCAAATACAACTGGTGGTTCAAACACAGCAGTCGGTTCAGCAGCTCTTGGTGCTAATACCACCGCATCAAATAATGTAGCGGTTGGTAATGGTGCTATGGCAGCTAATACGACAGGCGACCAAAATGTAGCAGTAGGTGCTATATCACTAGATGCGAATACGACAGGAATAAGAAACACAGCAGTTGGTTATGAAGCATTGACCGACAGCAATGGAACAAATAATACTGCTTTAGGTCATACAGCCTTAGCAAATCTCACCACAGGAAATTCAAATACCGCAGTTGGCTATAACACCTTAACAGCTCTTACTACAGGCGGGTCTATGGTTGCTGTAGGAACAGATGCTTTTGCCGCAAATACAAGCGGAGATAAAGGTACAGCTATTGGTTTTGCAGCTTTAGCAGCAAATACTACTGCCGTTCACAATACAGCATTGGGTTATCAAGCTCTCACAGCAAACACAACTGGCGGAAACAACACCGCAGTTGGTAAAGGTGCATTAGATGCGAATACTACAGCTACGAACAATACAGCTATGGGTGTAGATGCTCTAGGAGCAAACACTACAGGTGAATATAATACCGCAATTGGTCGTGAAGCACTTAAAGTAAACACTACTGCTGCTGCAAACACAGCTATAGGTAATCAGGCATTAGTTGCAAACACAACAGGTCAATATAATACTGCTCTTGGTTCAGGTGCTTTGCTTTCTAATACTACAGGAGACCTTAGTGTAGCGGTTGGTCTGAACGCTTTGGTATTAAGCACCACAGGTTATCAAAATACTGCTGTTGGTTATAACGCACTTGATGCTACAACGACAGGATTTCAAAACACAGCTATAGGTTTAAATGCTGGTACTTCACACACTACAGGAGATGGTAATATTTTTGTAGGATTTGAATCAGGTGAAGATATGACCACAGGTTCAAACAATACTATTATTGGAAAACAGGCTGCAAAAAACGGTACTACTGGTTCAAATAATACTTGTTTAGGTTATTTAGCAGGTCATTCTAATTCACCTTTTACACTTACTTCACAGAGTAATAAAGTTGTTATAGGTGATGAAAATGTAGATGCAGCTTATATACAAGTTGACTGGACTATAGCCTCAGATGCAAGAGATAAAACTGAAGTAGAAAACATATTAGTAGGCTTAGATTTAGTTAATGATTTAAGACCAGTATCTTTTAAATATACAGACAATAGAGAAAATAATAATCCTGTAGGAAAAACTAAATACGGATTTTTAGCACAAGAAATTTTAGCACTTGAAGGTGATAAACCAGTTATAGCTGATAATGAACAAGAAGATAAATTAAAAATTACCAATAGTAATTTAACAGCAGTATTGGTAAAAGCAGTTCAAGAACTATCTAGTCAAGTAGATGAATTAAAAGCTGAAATAATAACTTTAAAAGGAGAATAATATGGCAGTAACAAAAACAATAACTAAATGCACACCTTATGAAAATGCATCTAGTAAAGTAGATAAGTGGGAAATAGAAATGACGTATAAAAATGATAGCGAGGGCGATAGCACTTACTATACTAATACTTTTAGCACTACAGTTAATCAAACAGATACTAATGCAGATGGTAGTACAACCACTAACTTTACACTAAAAGCTAAAGGCAGTTGGACTAACGCTAACTTAGTAGCAATATGTCCTGTATCACATTGGGACACAGTATTTGCTAGTCAAGTAGATAGCGTTATTACTAATCCAGTAGTGCAAAGCTCACCAGACCAAGCATTTAGCGTACCTAGCTAAGTACAATGGAACTAACACCTTACTTATTTTGGAACATCTTTATAACTTTGGTACTTGCACCAGTCTTATTTAGTATTAGACAAAATGCTTCAGAGTCTAAAAGAATCGACATACTCTTAAACAAAACTCGTGAAGAGATGGCAAAAGATTATGTTACCAAATCAGAACTTAAAGATGACATGGGAATCCTCATGGATAGAATAGATAAAATTGGTGAAAAACTTGACAAACTCTTTGAAGTCAAGTAAAATATATTTATAGGTATTTAAATGAAAAAGAAACAACAAAAGAAAAGAAATAAAAAATATCAACCATTAAAAAAATATAATGCCGGTGGTAGAATTTCTTATGCTAAAGGTGATAGAGTTCGGAATTTAAATTCATCAGAACCAAAAGCACCCGATGAAAATAATAAAGGAAAAGCAGTTAAACCACCATTAATAGGTGGTATCGGTGGTGGTCAAGATAATGTAGTAAATGAAGAACCTATAGCACCTCCTCCATCTTCTCCAACAATGCCTCCACGTGACGATATAGACCCAATACTTCCTTCAAAAGAAGGACCAGTAGGAGACCCAGTAGACCAACCCGGATTTACCCCAAACGTTCAAGACCCAGTAGACCAAACAAGTACTACAACTCAAACTGCAACAGATACAGCTAGAGAAGAAAGAGTTGCTAGAACTGGAACATCTGCAGAGTTAACAGCACAAGGAATACTTCCTGCTGATACTCCACAAATTCCAACACCTGCTACAATAGGTAGAGAAGACACAGAAATCGCAAAAGAAGATGTACCTCAAATGGGAGATACTGAAAGAGGCGTAGCTGTAGATGTAGATGAAGTAAGCAAAGAACAAGTAAAAAAAGGAGTAGCAGATACTACTGATGATACTGAAGTTGCAGGAGTTGTAAAAGCTCCTACTACAACTGTATCAGGAACTAAAGTAGCTGTAAATGCTGCAACAGGAACATTATCACCAGAAGCACAAGCTTCAGTAGAAGAAATAAGACAATTATCTGGAAACGCAGTAGCTGCTCAAGTTGAAAATAATGTAAGAGACGCAGCAATGGCTACAGATGTTAATGGAGTTTTATCTGCAGGTGCATTTGCTCCAGAAGTAACAGGAGCTAAAGTACAAATATCTGAAACTCCAAATGCAGAAGCACAATCACGTGAAGCTATAACAGGTCAACCAGCTAATGCTGGACAAGCTGTGCAAATTATAGGAACAGTTGGTTATGAAGCTGCACAACAAAGAGCAGTAAAAGGTATTGAAGCTAAAGGTGCTGCTGCTACTATGATAGCTGAAGTTGGTAATATACCACAAGATATAGCTGCTGCTATTGTAGAAGACCCTGCAACTTTAGAAGCTCAAGTAGATAATAATCCTGTAGAAGTTAATGCTGCTATTGCTGCATTACCTACAGAAGCTTTAGTATCTTCACAAATGGAAAGTTTATTAGGTGGTATGGAAGATGGAACAATACCTTCATGGGCTAAACCTGCAGTAGACGCTGTTAATCAAAGAATGTCTGCTAGAGGAATAAGTGTTTCTAGTGTTGGTAGAGATGCTTTGTTTAATTCTATTATACAATCAGCTATGCCAATGGCTCAAAGTAATGCACAAGCTTTACAACAAAGAGCAGCTCAAAATTTAAGTAATGAACAACAAGCAAACTTGCAACAAGCTAATCAAGAACAACAGTTAAGAATGCAAAACTTAGCAAATCGTCAAGATGCTGCAAGTCAAACTGCACAAATGTCTCAGCAAATGAGAACAATGCAAAGTCAATTTACACAACAATCTATACTTACTACTGCTCAACAACAGCAACAAACAAGAATAGCTAACTTGCAAAATCAACAACAAGCTGCTTTAATAACTTCTCAAAATCAACAACAAGCTAATATGGCTAATCTTGGTAATGAGCAACAAATTAATATGGCAGAGCTTCAAATAGAAGCACAAGTTCAAGGAGCTAATCAAACTGCAACTAATCAACAACGTATTTTAGAAATGCAAAGTGCTGCAGATTTCTTATCTAAAAATGCTGGATTTAAACAGCAAATGGATTTAGCTAATTTAAATACTGACCAACAAATGAGACTTGCAAACTTGTCAGCTATAAATCAAGCTGGTTCACAAAATCTTAGTGCTGCTCAACAAACAGAACTTGCAAATCTTAACAAACAAATGCAGGTTAATATTAAAAATGGTGAATTAGCTCAATCAATGGGATTAGCTCAACTTAATGTTGACCAACAAAGAGCTATGCAAAATGCTAATATTACTGCTAATATGGATATGGCAAACTTTAGTGCTGACCAACAAAGAGTATTAGCAAATAGTAAGTTTATGCAGACAGTAGCTATTACTAATATGAATGCTGAACAACAATTAATTATGCAACAAGCTACAGCATTAGCTTCACTTGATATGGCTGCTGTAGACCAAAGAACAAAGTTATCAATTAGTAATGCTCAAAACTTTTTACAAATGGATATGACAAACTTATCAAATGAGCAACAAGCAAGTATGATGCGAAGTCAACAAGAACAACAAAGATTATTATCAGACCAGTCTGCTATGAATGCTCAAGCACAGTTTAATGCTACAAGTGAAAATCAAGTTAATCAATTTATAGCTAACTTAGAACAACAAAACAAACAATTTAATAGTAGTCAATTAAATGCTATGGAACAATTTAATGTAGCTAATACAAATGCTGCTGAAGCAAGAAGAGTTGGTAATGAATTTGAAGTTGAAAAATTAGAAGCACAATTACAAACAGATATGTCTAAATTTAATTCACAGCAAGATTTTGCAAAAGAACAATTTAATACACAAAACGAAACAGTAATTGCACAGTCAAATGTAGAATGGAGACGTAAAGCTAATACTGCAGATACTGCTGCTTTTAATGCAGTTAATCAACAAAATGCACAAAATGCTTTTGGTCTTACTGCTTCTGCTAATAATTTTTTATGGCAAGAACTTAGAGATGAAGCAGATTTTGATTTTAAAAGATGGGATAACGAACAACAACGTAAAGCTTCTTTACTTATAGCTGCTTTAGGAAATACTGAAGCTGTAAATAAAAAAGATTATTGGGATAACAATGTATCTAGTATTGCTAGATTATTAGATGGATGGTTAACATAGGAATATATTATGGGTAAATTAAGAAAAATAGGTAAAAAAATAAAAAAAGGATTTAAAAAGATAGGTAAAAAACTTAAGAAAGGTTTTGGTAAATTTGCTAGAGCTTTTGGTAAATTAGGTCCTTTAGGTTCTATTGCACTTTCTTTTTTACTTCCGGGTATAGGTAGTGTGTTATCGGGATGGTTAGGTCAAATGGGACCTGTCGGTGAATTTATTTTAAATATTGGTGCTAAAATTCAAAAAGGTGCAAACTGGGTTAAAGATGGAGTTGGTAGAGTTTTTAACAGAGTTACAGATGCTATTGAATATGGAATGAATTCTGTAAGTAAAACTGGTACAGCAGGTAGTAGTTTTAGAAACTGGGTAAGTGAACAAACTAAAGGATTTATTGACCCGTCTAAACAAGGCGTTGAAGATATTAAAGTTCCGGGACAAGATAAAATAATTAAAGCTTCGGATGATTTTACATCAGGAGAAATTAAAGTTACTGATACTTCAAGTTCTAATGAAATAACTCAAGGAGCTAAAGACAGTGTTGCAACAATGGACAAACGAATAGAAGAAATTAATGCAGAAAAAACAACTATCGGAGCAGATACAAATATAAAAACAACAAAAGCTGAAACAAAAGGATATTTTGATTTTGATAAAGGAAAAGAAAATTATGCATATATAAAACCTATTACAAAAGCAGGTGGTAAAATTCTTGAAGATGAAAGTGATGCAGCTTATGCTGATTATTTAATGAAAAGTAATAATGCAGCTAGAGCTGGAGCAATAGCAGAAGAAACTTTATCTATGGTTCCTACTAATACATATACTTATGCACCACAAAATTTTATTGATATGAATAGTTTAGATAATAATCCAAATTCAATGGTACAAATGACTTCAGGTTATGGTCTTATCTTAGAAGATTTTTACGCAACATAATAAAAGGATAACACATGGAAAGTAAACCAATATCACCATTAATAGAACAAACAGCTTTTGAAGCTCCAATACCGGGACAGTCTTTAACTAATAGTCCTGAAAATAATTATGCTTGGGAAAAACCACCTGAGATGGTAGATTTAAATACAGCTAGACAAAAAATATTTTTAAATTTATTAGAACCTAAAAATCTAGAAGAAGTTCAAAAACTTATGATTAATGAAGTTCCAGTAGATGCTATAGCTCAAACAGTATTGGTAGAAGGATTTAGGCAAGGTAAGTTTAATCCTGATTTAGCTTTACAATTATTAGAGCCTACTATGTATATGTTATTAGCTATTGCTGAAAAATCTGGAATAGAACCTACATTAGATGCAGAAGGTGATGAAGATGATGAAGACCTTGATGCAGAAGAAGCTGCACAAGTAAAAGCAGATAGTAAAACATTTATGAAAGAAAGGGGTCGAAGATTTCAAGATGCTAGAGTTTTTAAACCTCAATCTGCTTCAGTTGGTGTAGATATAAAAGAACAATTAGATAAATTAGATGTAGAAAAAATGCAACAAAGTATTTTACAAAAACCTAAACCAGAACTACAATCACAAGAAAGTTTGTTAGGTAAAACAGGAGTTTAAAGATGGCTGATGATACTATGGAAAATTTAATCAGTAACTATGGAGATATGAGTATT